AAGGTCTTTGGAATAGTTTTAAAGAATCTTATTAGTTATCCTTATTCTAAAACAAAAGAAGAGAGAAACAGAAATCCATTCGTTAAGTATTTGAATTTCATTCGATTCCTAGCTTTTTCGTTTCTCTCTTATTTTATAAATTGAAAAGGTCTTTGGAATAGTTTTAAAGAATCTTATTAGTTATCCTTATTCTAAAACAAAAGAAGAGAGAAACAGAAATCCATTCGTTAAGTATTTGAATTTCATTCGATTCCTAGCTTTTTCGTTTCTCTATTTTACTAAACAATTAGAGCCTATTTGGTCTCGTTTAGGCGTCTGATTATCTGCACAACACCCGTATTGTGTTCCTGCACACCCACCAACAGCCGGATTTGAATTCACTAAACAATTGGAACCCATTTGGTCACGTTTAGGTGTGCGATTATCCGCACAACACCCGTATTGTGTTCCAGCACAACCTCCAATGTTATTGATACCCGGGTTGGGATTTACTAAACAATTGGAACCAATCTGGTCGCGTTTAGGAGTCCGATTATCGGGACAACAGCCATATTGTGTCCCGGCACACCCACCAACTACATTAACATTATTATTTATTAAACAATTGGAACCTTCCGGATTTACTTTTGAATTAATCCCATCTAGACAACAGCCGTACCTCGTGTTATTACATGACGCACTTGTATTAACGGTTGCGGTTGTTACACTTGTGGTACTTGTATAAGTATTTGAACTATTATTGGAAGAATTGGAATTATTCAAATATAGTAATACTACTAAAATAATAACCATGACGATTATAATAATAAACGACGTTTCCATTTTGTATATACATTATATTTTTTTAAAAAATAATATATTGGTGGGGGGTATTTAAAAATATTATAGCTTACTATACTATATTGTGTATTGTAAAAAAAACGCTAACTACCATGAAATTAACAAACGAAAGCGAGCTACTTATATCTTATTTTACAAAAAATAAATGTGTCCATTCATCGGATCCAAACAAGCACACGACCGAAATAATCCGTAAACTATATCTCGATATTTATCACGCATATGTATTTGTTCAAAAACTGAAACATGCGGAGGGTAACCGTTTTTACAAACCCAAGGCAAAATCCATTCAATCGGTTTCTCAAATAACCAAACCGGCTTCGTTTGATTTTCAGAGTTTTCCAGAGCAAATCCAAGAACAAATCAAGGAATTAATGCTGTCGGAACTAGAATATTCCTTTTCTCTCTTTGATAGAAAAATCAAATTGTATTTTGTTTTGGAAAATTCCAAGTTGGACATTGATGTAAACAAATACAACCGTTACGTAGACGCCATTTTAATGTGGTTATTCATGTTGGACAAGTACGGAAGCAAAGGCTGTGGGTCCAATTCGCTTTCTCTCTATTTTTATTTTACTTCTTTGAGGAAAAAACTGCCAAAGTCCAACATGGACGTTCTCGACACGATACATGTTAACACGGCCTTTACACGAACATGCCAAGAAGACGCGGAGATTGTTGTTTTTCGAGAAGAAGAATGGTTTAAAGTTTTATTACACGAGACATTTCACACATTTGCGTTGGATTTCTCCGATATGGACATGACTAAATGTAACACAAGTATTTTATCTATTTTTGAAGTGGAGTCCGAGGTTAATTTATTTGAATCTTACACCGAATTTTGGGCCGAAATTATGAATGCGTTATTTTGTAGTTTTCATTCTTTACACGATAAAAAGGATATTGCAACCTTTCTTACTCATTGTGATTTTTTTATAAACATAGAGAGAACTTATAGTTTTTTTCAATTGGTGAAAACCCTGGATTTTATGAACTTGACATATAAAAACATGTATTCCAAAAATAAAAAGGACACGTTATTACGTACGTCTTCTTACAAAGAAAAAACAAATGTGTTATCCTACTATATAATTAAAACGATATTAATGAACGACTATCAGCTATTTTTTAATTGGTGCAGCTTGAATAATGACTCTATTTTACAATTTAAAAAAACCGAAGCGAATCTAGAAGCGTATTGCGAATTTATATATAAAAAACACAAATCCGCATCGATGATTGCGAATATTAATCACACGGAAAAATGTTATCGTAATTTTATTAAACATTATTCAAAACACAAAAACAGCATTAACTACCTTCTCACCAATATGAGAATGTCTATTTGTGAACTAGGGTAAAAAAAAAAAGAATAAGAGTGGAAAAGAAACTTATTTTTTTACTGCCGCTTTCTTCGCATTTCGTTCTTTATCCACAATATCCATAAACTTAAAAATACTTTTATTGGTTAACCCCGGAAATTGTCTTGGTTTACATTGCGATAACACTTTTACAAACTCCATAACCGTTACCGACTTGGCTAGGTCTTTTGGGTCAGAAACCTGTTTCTCTGCGTTCTTGGCCCGGAGAACTTGTAAATCACCTAAGAGTATTGTAATGTTCTCGGTCAACTCGTCCACCTCTTTTATCTTTGCGGCGTCCGAGATTGCTCGACAAAGTCTTTGCGTTAGTTCGCACAATAAATTAAAAATGGCTTCCCTTGGGATGATGAGGTTATTCATTAAGTGAACAATAAAGTTACTTAAAGACTTTCTTTTTTCACTTGTGGTGTTTAGATCCACGAATTTCTGGTAATCCACCGTTGGGTCAACGTCTTCAATGCCTTCAAATAAACCAATATAGTTTTTGGAAACCACTTCAAAGTCAAATGCCTTTCTTATTGGCGAGAAAAGGGTAACTAGTTCACTGAACATATCCGAGTACAATTTGGAACAATAACGATTGTTGCTGGCAATGTCAAAGATTACGTCGGTCACGCGCGCAAGGTCTTCGGGTTTAAAGGAAATAATATCCTCAATAGTTTGAACGATTTTTGTTCTACAATCCATGTAACTTTTGTCTGATATTTTGTTAAACACCGACCGAATTGCGTCAATATTTGCGTCATCCGTATTGTGAATAATCTTAATTGTTTTAAATACGGCGGTCTCGTCATTCTCCGTCTCTTTGGACGATTTCCAACAATCGTCTCCCCTCACTTCCACATTAAATTTCTTGGGTTTCTTTTTCTTGGTTTCGTACCCATCATATGTACCGGATTGCAATTGTTGTTGTTGCGTAGAAACATTTACCCGGGTGTCGCGTTTATTAAGTACCGCAGGTAAAGTGGTAGTTTGTGGTTTTGAATAACCAACTCTAGATTCTACCTCTTTTTCAATGGATTGTATTAGTTCAATCGTATTTGGATCAAGCTCATAATCAAAACCCTCTGTTCGAATTCGCTGAAAATCAGATAGCGTGTACGTTGCTAGTTTGGTTGTCATGCTTAATAAATTATTATATATTATTTTAAAGTGCTTTTATGTCAGAATTTATAAATAATGATTTTTTATTGATAAACTATAATTAAAAGGATTAAAAAGTTTAAATTATAAAAAAAAATTCCAAAGACCTTTTCAATTATTTAAAGTAGAGAGAAACGAAAAGGAAATCAATAAATTCAAATACTTAACGGCTATGTTTCTGCTTCTCTCTTCTTTTGTTTTAGAAAAAGGATTTACTAATGAGATTTTTAAAAACAATTATACTAACCTTTTAAATATTTAAAATTAGAGAGAAACCAAAAGAATCGAATAAAATAAATTCAAATACTTAATTGGCGGATTTATCGTTTCTCTCTTAATATATTTTGGAAAGACTGTTTCCTTTTAGTAATAATTTTATTTTAATGCTAGAACAAAAGTTTTTCAAAAAAAACAATTTTTTAATTTATTTTAATTTATATAACATTTATTTATAATTTAAATTTCAAAACAATCTTCACAAACGTTACCGTCTTGTTCACGTGTTTTATCACGTGTTTCTGGTTCAAAAATTTCCTGGCACTTTACGCACCTTCTTTCCCTTCCAAAAAAGACTCGTTTCGCTTCATACCACCATTTTTGACAGCTATTACACCTTCCTTTTTTGTTCTTCAAATTCCTTTTATTTACACATTCGTCCATTGGACACGTGTCATCTTCTACTGCCTCTTCTTCCTCGTCGTCACTATTTTTTTTCTTTTCTTTGGTGTTGTTATTTTCGGTCATTTTTATTTACAACAAACTATCAATATAACCCTTTTCAAATTAATAAAGTAGAGAGAAACGCAAAAAAATGTGTAATCCCCAAAAACATATTTTAAAGTGTGTAACAAAAATCATTATTTTTAAAACACGCAACACAAACATAATTACATAAATAAAACTTAAATAGTATTTTTTAATTATCTTATAATTAACAAATAATGGCAACTTTGATTTCTTCAGAAATAATCCCGGCAGCAGAAATAGAAATAAAAAATAAAAATGAATTTGTAAAGTGGGACGATATTGACACAAGACTCGATATTAATATCCTACGAGGTGTGACGGCATATGGTTTCGACGATCCAAGCCCGATTCAACAAAAAACAATTATCCCTCTTCTTGAAGGCCAGGATGTGATTGGACAAGCACAATCAGGTACAGGCAAAACGGCTGCCTTTGCGGTTGGATTACTGTCCAGGCTAAATACAAGCAAAAACACAACCCAAGCAGTGGTTTTATCTCCCACTAGAGAACTCGCCTCACAGACCACGCGAGTTATTTCTAGTTTAGGTGGTATGATGTATCCAGCACTACGAGTGGAAAGTGCCTTTGGTGGGGTGTTGGCCGACAGAAATTCCGAAAGTCGTAGTTTTTTGAAGGTGTCTCCTCAATCTCACGTGGTGTGCGGTTGCCCGGGTCGTATTTTCGACATGTTGCGAAGAGGTTCCTTAAACCCAGACAATTTAGTGATTGTCGTAATTGACGAGGCAGACGAATTGCTTTCACGTGGATTCAAGGACCAAATGTTTAATATTTTCCAGCATTTTCAAAACAACATTCAGGTTGCGTTGTTTAGTGCTACCTTACCCCCCCACATGGATGAGATAACCAACAAGATTATGCGAAATCCCGTAACCGTACGGGTGGAGAGTAAACAATTGACTTTGGAGGGAATTTCCCAGTTTTTTGTTGCGGTGGATGATGACCAACAGAAATACGCGACTCTAAAGGATGTATATTCCCATATTTCCATGTCGCAATGCATTATTTATTGTAATAGTGTAAAACGAGTGGTTGATTTATACGAGGCAATGGTGGAAGACGGGTTTCCAGTTTGTCATATTCACCGAGAAATGGAAATGTCCGAGAGGTTGAAAAGGTTTGATGATTTTCGATGCGGCGGGTCAAGGGTGTTAATCTCCACCAACTTGACCGCAAGAGGAATTGATATTCAACAAGTTAGTACGGTGATTAACTTTGACATTCCCAAGGACGTATCCTTTTACCTTCATCGAATTGGTCGAAGTGGACGATGGGGACGCAAGGGAGTGGCTCTTAATTTTATTACTCGTAGAGACGTTCCTAAAATCAAAGAAATCGAGGAAACCTTTGGATGTGATATCAAAGAGTGTCCTGGGGATTTAAGTTTGTTACACCGATAAAGAAATATATATAGATAAGTAATTTTATTCTTTTGGTTTTTACTTTATATATAATTCGTCAAATAAATGTAATATAAAATATGTTTTACATTTATATAATTTTTACGCTAGAAATATGATTAACGAGTTGTATGATATTTTGCGTGACGTTACGCCGGACGATTGCGATTCCGCCGAGGATGAGGAGGAGGATGGCAATAAGGATGATTTTTTAGCTCATATTAACGATGAATTTAAATTGCCAATCTATTATAACGAATCGAAAGTCCAATTAAATCCTAATATTATTAATGATTTAGAATTAGTAAAAACCATTGACCCATCCTGTAACAATATTTATAGTTTTGTACTTGATACTAGTTATAATCCAATAACCACCCAAATCGTGAATCAGGTCTCTCAATATTATACAAGTGATACCAAGTTTTTGAAAGATTATCAGTCTTTACTAAAAACATACAAACCTATTCCTAAAACTAACGATACGGATTATTGTCAAATATTATCTATTTGGCGTGACGTGAAAGGGGAAGACGATTTTAAAAATAAATACTGCTACGTAGACTGGCAATGTCTTGAATTTGTCAATAAATCCGAAGTGCTTCTTCAAATACTTAGTATTTTTAATGTGGTGTCCCCTTTAGTTTCGTTTTGTGTCCCCATTTTTATTCTCATCGTTCCTTTTTTTATCGTTCAGTTCCGTGGTGTAACTCTCTCCATTACAGAATACGTGGACATATTAAAAGGATTAATGTCGGACAATGCGATCGCACGACTGTTTACGGATTTTAACAAAGTTGAACTGCAGGACAAGGCATATCTACTAATTTCTGCGGTGTTTTATATGTTTTCCATTTATCAGAATATTCAGGTATGTCTTCGGTTCAACAAAAATATGTTCAAAATACACGCACATTTTCAAGAAATTACGCAATATCTTACTAGTACAATTAGTCGAATGAATAATTATCTGGAGTGTTCTTTGTATTTACCTACTCATCAAAAATTTAATGAAGTATTACTTGATAATAAGAAACGCATTACCGAATTCAAAAATAATATTTCCGCCATTTCAGAATACAAATTGTCCGTGAATAAAATATGCGATATTGGGCATGTTTTAAAATACTTTTACCAACTATATAATGACCCTGTGTACCATAGTGCGTTTCTTTACTCGTTTGGGTTCAATGGGTACGTTGACTTTTTAGAAGGTCTCTCTAGTAGCGTTGACAATGGCTCGATGAACCTTGCGGATTTATTAACATCGGATGGCGATAGCTCAAAAAAGAAACGTAATAAATTTGTAAATAGTTACTACGCTACCTTAAAACACCGCGGTCCTACCAAAAATACCGTGCTGTTAGGTAAGAGTTTTATTATTAGCGGGCCCAACGCGGCAGGGAAGACCACCGTTATAAAGTCCACCGTTATTAATATTATTTTATCTCAACAGTTTGGATGTGGTTTTTATGAATCTGCGAAGTTGAAGCCGTATCATCACATACATTGTTATTTGAATATTCCGGACACGTCAGGACGCGATAGTCTGTTTCAGGCGGAGGCACGTAGATGTAAAGAAATATTGGATTTTATTAAGGATAATAAGAGAGAAACACATTTTTGTGTGTTTGATGAATTGTACTCTGGGACCAACCCCGACGAGGCGGTAGTCAGTGCCATTGCTTTCTTGGAATACTTGGTGAAAAATAAAAACGTGACCTGTATACTTACAACTCATTTTAGACAGATTTGTGATAAATTCGAGGGTAGTGACAAAGTAGTGAATAATCATATGGACGTGACAAAGGATTGCAACAACCGAATTACTTACAAGTACTTGCTAAAATCTGGCATATCAATTGTTAAGGGTGGAATTAACGTGTTGAGTGATATGAACTACCCGAAAGAAATAATAGAAAATTCGGTAAAATACGGTAAAATGTTTAGTAAAAAACCGTAAAAACAATAGTCAAATATATAATATAATATAATATATAATATAATGTATTCGTTAGTTAAATAAATTAAATATATCTTGTTTCTGTATTAAATACAACAGTAAAATAAACCGATGGCCTCTTTTATTGATATTTTCAACCCTTCTTTTTTTATGTTTCTGGGAATTGTTGTCTTGGTCGCCGCTCTATTAATTGTTTATTTTGAAAGTAAAATGAGAGAACAAAATCATAAAATTTCTTCCATGTTTAGTTTAGTCACGGCGATAACAGATGAATTAAATAGTGTCAAGATGATTGCTCTTAGCGGCGGCGGCGGGGGAATCCGGCCGAACTACATTGTTCCCGAGGAGAGTCCAACGTCGTCAGACGCAATGCCCACAATTGAAATAACACTGGGTGAGTCCATTACGTTAATTGATGTGTCAGACGACGAGGACTCAGAAGAAGAGGATGGGGAGGAGGAGGACTCAGGTTCTTCTTCGGACGAGTCTGATTCTGATTCGGATGAGGTAAAAGAATCACCGGAAATAATTGAAATTGGAGATTTAAAATTGTCCGATATTAAAATACTTAATGTCAATTTGATGTCCGGTAACAGTACTCAATCGTTTTGGGAGGCCGCGGTCAAAGAAATTATCGAATGTAGTTTTGAAGAGGGCGGAATGGACGATATAGACGCCGCCGATTCTTTTTCTTCCGAGTCTTCTTCCGAAAGTGGCGACGATTCCGATGACATGTTAGTTATAGAAGAAATTACGGTCATTAAAGAAGAACCAGAGCAAGAGGCACAAGTGGAACCCGAATTTATTGATTTGACTGGGGACGATGAAGAAGAACCCACCGCAACTATCAGTGTTCCAGAGATAAAAATAGAGCCGGGTACTTTAAACCAGTTGGATTTAGAACTAAAATCCATTCACATTTCTAGTTTAGAAGAACCAATTCCGTCTGATTCCTCCGTAATTGATTATACAAAGGCGTCCTTGAATAAACTGAGACAAATCGTCGTCTTGAAAGGGCTTGTGGAGGATTCATCGAAATCGTCCAAACTAAAAAAAGGAGAATTACTAAAATTATTAGGTGTTTCTGAATAAAATATATATGTATACTATATATAAAATAAAGAAATGTCTTCCTGGACTTGTTACAGCGGTTCGAATAATATTCACTTTGATTATCCTCCCATTGTGTCTGACGGGCGACTATTTACGACCTACCAGCCCGAAAGCGTAATTAACCAACGCATCCAAAAGCAAGAAAATATTCATACTAATTGGTCTTACCGTCAATACATGCAGCGTAATGGGCTGGAAATTATGAAATACAATTCACTGGAATCTTGCTATGAATTGGGGCTTGATCCAAGTACAAAAACAAATAATACGTCTTCCCCGAATGTTCCATTGTTATATAATACCTCTTTTGATACAAATAAGCCTGGATACGGTTATTGTAATAGTGATTTGAAAAATCCGTACCTTAGTCGAGAACAATTAAACGCGAGGATGATTTCCCCAAGTATTAGTATGAATTAAATTTGTTATTTCCAATTGTTTATATTTTGAAATACTTAATGGGTTCTCTCTTCTTTTCTTATAACCCAAAACCACTTTAAAAATAAATATAAACAATATATATTTTTAAAAAAAAACGTCATTTATTTCATTATTTCTCAAACAATGAAAATTCTTAGTATTGATGTGGGAATTAAAAACCTCGCGTTCTGTCTGTTTGAATTATCCGCACCAGACGAATTAAGTATTTTAAAATGGGAGGTAATTAGTTTAGCAACGGACGCTCCAATGCTTCCGTGCGGGGTCTTGTTGGACAAATCAAAATGCTGTGGTAAACCGGCGAAATTTAAGAAAAATAACAATTGTTTTTGTTTAAAACACGCAAAAAAACAAAAAGATTATTTAATTCCTACGGCAGAAATGAAGCCCGCATTTATCAAGAAACAAAAGGTTTCCCACTTGACTGAAATCGCAGACAAATACCAAGTGCCGTACTCTCCATCCACTAACAAGGCGGGTTTAGTTGATTACATTAATCAACACTTCAGTTCAATCGCTCTAGATACCAATTGTAACCAAAATGTTAACGCATCTAGCATTGACTTGGTAACCATTGGAACCCACATAAAAAATAAGTTTAATACCTTATTTACCGATGAGGGAGTAATCGATTATGTCATTATTGAAAATCAAATTAGCCCCATTGCAAATCGGATGAAAACAATCCAGGGAATGATTGCTCAGTATTGTATTATGCGTGAACCGGGAGCAAAATCAATACAGTTTGTCTCTGCTTCGAATAAATTGAAGAATGTTGATGGCAAAAAGGCCACTTATGCGGAACGAAAAAAGTTGGGAGTTGAAAAGTGTTTAGAAGTGATTTCTTCCAACCAAAATTGTCATTCCCAAGTCGATTTCTTTAAATCGCACAAGAAAAAAGATGATTTGGCAGATTCATTTTTACAAGGAATATGGTTTATCGAAAGTAATAAAGACAAATTTTTATTTTAGGCTTTTATTCTATTTTTTTGTTTAATATATATATTATGATTCGTAATACTTAAAATTAAATGTTCTAGTTAATGAATAAAATAATATATTATGAATAGTTCTGATATCATAGAAATCTCGGAATTAGATTTAAATGACAATTTTGGTGCATCTTTCAGTCAAACCCAAAAATCAACTAATTTTGGCGGTGGTATTGAATTATTAATGAACGATAAAATTAGGGACTCTGGCAAGCCAAGCGCAGATATTGACTTGGAAGATTTGAATAATTTAGAAAACGAATTAAATAATCTGGCGGATTCCTCAACGTCTGCTCCTTCCGCATCCATGTTCAATAATATTAATAAAGCGGGTTCCAATACACACGACGATAAACCTAGCGTAAGGTTTTCTGATACTCCAACCGAGTCGTCATCATCTGCTTCGTCCTCTAAGGATTCCTCTTCGAAGACTTGGGATGGATACGCGCAGTTTAATAATATTCCTATGAACCCAGACAAACATGTTCCGTTACAGCCTCAAATGTCCAAGGAAGAGTTATTGAGAGAGAAATTTAGATATTTAAGAAAACTGGAAGCCCTAGAGAAGAAAGGGGTTGAATTATCCAAGAAATATACGATGGATTCCCCTTTGAATGAAATGCAAGGAGAATATGAAACCATTTTGGAAGAAAAAACAAGACAAAACTCGGTCAAGTTTCAAGGTAACATGTTGATGGCAGTTATTAACGGAATTGAATTTTTAAATAATCGTTTCGACCCATTCGATATTAAGCTTGACGGGTGGAGTGAGCAAATTAACGAGAATATAACCGAATATGATGAAATCTTCGGGGAGCTTTATGAAAAGTACAAATCAAAAGCCACCATGGCACCTGAATTAAAACTATTGTTCCAACTTGGTGGTAGTGCCATGATGGTGCACATGACAAATACCATGTTTAAGAGTTCGGTTCCTGGAATGGACGATATTTTTAGACAGAATCCTGACTTAATGAGGTCATTTCAGAACGCAGCCGTTAACTCGATGGCAGGAACAAACCCTGGATTTTCCGGATTCATGAGTGGAATGATGAACCCCGAGCCACAAGTCAGCCGTGGATCAGGACCCCCCGCACCACTTGCCACCCAAGGCCCAAATTCAATGCCTCCTTCGGCAAATCGTGCCGGAAACAATAACTATGGAAGACCCGATACTAGTATGCGTCAAAGTTTTAACAATGATGGTATCGATATTAGAGAAAATTATGGTTCCACGAGCGAAGCAAGAAAACGACCTGAGATGAAGGGCCCTGGGGACATTTCGGATATTCTCTCTGGTTTGAAAACCAAAACCATTAATATTCAAGAGTCTCAACAACAACAGTCACGCCCCACTAATAATAACGATAGCAGTACAATTAGTATAAGTGATTTAAAAGACCTTCAGGCAGACGGCAATTTTCCAAAGAGAAGCAAGAGACGTCAAAAATCGGCAAGCAACACGATTAGTTTAGACATTTAAAAATACATATAAAATCGTTTATGTAACGTGTAAATTAATAATTTTAACCTTATAATATATACTATATATAGTTAAAAAATGAAAACCCAAAAAAATCACAGAAGAAATATTAAACGAACCAAAAAACATATTTTAAAAAAAAACAATACAACACGTAAACGCAATAATAAACACGGAGGTGGACCTACTAGGTCTGAACGACTTGAAAACATGAGAAAAAACCGAGAATTCGCCTTACTAAAAGAGGCCGCCAAAAAAGAAGAAATAAATGCCAAAGCACGGATTAAAAAAGAAGAAGCTCAGTTAAAGGCTGCTCGCGCCACGGTTGTTGCCGAGACAACCGCAGCTAAAACTGCTGTCAAAACAATTATACCCGTTATCACAAAGGAAGCAACCAAAGAAGCACTACGTATTTCTCCCAAAGCTAATCCAATAAAAGTTACACATGAGGTTATTGACCTAACAGGGGATATAGAAGAAAACGCAAATGCGGAGGCACTCAAAGTCATACAAGAAAAGAAAGTTAAAGATGAAGCCGAAAAGAAAGTTAAAGAAGCCGAAAAGAAAGTGAAAGACGAAGCCGAAAAGAAAGTGAAAGATGAAGCCGAAAAGAAAGTGAAAGATGAAGCCGAAAAGAAAGTGAAAGACGAAGCCGAAAAGAAAGTGAAAGATGAAGCCGAAAAGAAAGTGAAAGATGAAGCCGAAAAGAAAGTGAAAGATGAAGCCGAAAAGAAAGTGAAAGATGAAGCCGAAAAGAAAGTGAAAGACGAAGCCGAAAAGAAAGTTAAAGAAGCCGAGAAGAAAGTTAAAGAAGCTGAAGAAGCTGAAAAGAAGGTTAAAGATGATAAAGCTACACAAGAAGACAAAGATAAAGCCGCATCTGACGCCGTGAGACAACAACAATCGATAGTTTATGATACTATGGATATGAACACAAAAACACCAGTTGCTTTTTTTGAGGATCATAAAGGTGCTAACCCTTTTATAATAATAAGTAGTGCACAAGATAATAAAGTATTCTATTCTGGTAACGCAATAGGTTGGAGCAAAGGGAAAGAGTTTGTTGAATGTTTACCTTTTGGAAGACCTTTTGGAAGAACGTTTGTAAAAGTTTATTTGAGTAACATAGAGACACTGATATTAAAACCAATTTGGTATGACTCTAAAGTTGTTCCAGGTAATAAGTTTTTCAGACTGCTTCCATTAGAACCTGTTATTAAGTACAAGGACGCTAGGGAAGCTTATGGTGCTAATAATTGTAATCAAAAAAACTCAACAAACACATATATTTTAGTTGAAGAACTACCCCAAAAAACAACTATCAATCCCACCACAACAAACACAACAACAAATACCGATGCAACAAATACCGCGACCAACCCCACCACAACAAATACAACAACAAATACCGATGCAACAAATACCGCGACCAACCCCACCACAACAAATACAACAACAAATACCGATGCAACAAATACCGCGACCAACCCCACCACAACAAATACCGATGCAACAAATACCGCGACCAACCCCACCACAACAAATACCAATACAACAAATACCACGACCAATCCCACCACAACAAACACAACAACAAATACCGATGCAACAAATACCGCGACCAATCCCACCACGACAGATACAACTAAAAATCCTGGTGCAACAAATACCGCGACCGGTCTCACCACGACAAATACCAATACAACAAATACCAATGCAACAAATACCGCGACCAATCCCACCACAACAAATACCAATACAACAAATACCAATGCAACAAATACCACGACCAATCCCACCACAACAAACACAACAACAAATACCGACGCAACAAACACCGTGACAGACCCCCCCAATACAGGTAATCCAAAACCGGCGTCCCTACGAAATAATGATTTCTCCTCCATGTCATATCAACCCAATTCTTATGATTTATTTGCATCACCTAAAAAATCTTTTGCAGACGCGTCCTATCAACCCAACTCCTATGATTTATTTAACTCAACAAGAACGTTAAGTGGTGGGAATGTGGTATTAGCCAACTCCGGTACAAGTACGTCGTGCCATTCATCTCCTAAAAGTAGTAAAACTCGCAGAACAAGCCCTAGAAAATCTCGACCTAAAGCTAGCAAGTCCACTAGAAAATCTCGACCTAGACGAAAATGTTGCAAGTAGTTAAAGCGCGAAAGTATTCAGACAAATTCGCGAACGCAATAGAGACAATAGTTATTGCTTTGAAAAATAAATTTACTTATCACAATAAAGACTAACTTTATAGAAAATAAAATACATGAACATCTCAATGAATTTAAAATTCATACTGTTTAGTCTAATATAATAAAAGTCCATTTGATTGAATTATTTTTAACCTTTAATATGCTGACAAATACTTCGAATTGTAATTTTAAAACTACTCAAGTAAACCATTTCCTTAGTACCATTATATTGTATAATTGCTCGATCCACCGCGTCGTTCACATCACTTAAAAGTTCAAAACTCATCGAGTTCGTGGAACTAACCGATTGTTCCAGGTAAGCAGTTTTAATTTTTCTTAAATAGGTTTCAAATAATTCGCCAAGTTCTGGTTCCATTTCGGCTAACAACTCGTTGTTCCTTGTATTGGAATAGTTTAAGGTATGTTTTCCAAATATTTTGGCAACCTCCTTTAGGTCCTCGTTTTTAGACATGGCGGTTAATAGTATCAGTGCGGCCACACACTTTTTTTGCTTTGCGTTCAATATCATTTTTTAAAGAAAATAATGATTTTTTTATAAATATTATAAAATAAGATTATATATATATATTATACAAATATGAATAGCAGCAGCAGTCGACGTCGAACCCAAAAATGTCCGGTGCCAGGATATCGTTGTAAAAGAAGAACTCGATGTAATAAAACGGAAAGACGGTGTAACATTTCATCGGAGCCAGCAAGAAGGTTTCCTCGTCGTTGCATAAATGGGAGTCGGCGTCAGAAAGATGGTGAAGGATGTGCCGAAACGGATTCTACAAAGTACGAAAGATGTAAAAATGGAACCCGACGGCATAAAAGAACCAAGGAATGTGACGCAGGAGTCGTTTACTTATTTAAAAATCGAAGACGACTGCTAGCAAGAGGGCAACAACTCCGGGGGCACACAGATAATAAATCCAGAAACTCCGCCGCTAAAAAGCACAAGAGATTTTCTTTTGCTCCACACGCACCAGGTGCAGAGGAATATCGCAAACAGAAATTAAAAGATTATGTGCCAGAAGAAGAATGGGACGGTCCTCCTTCCCCAGGACCTTCTCCAAAACCCAAGTCTCCTCGAAGACCCAACGAAAACTTGGCAGACCCATTTAAAATACGTGCTAGGAAGTCCTCTCCTCCAAGGTCTCCTCCACCTCGAGAATCAAGTGTCGACGATGATGACACCACTAGTAATAACGACATGGACGAGTTTGCCCAAGAAGACTACACTCACGAAGAAGGAAACGATAATGCGGTGGTGGAAGAAAACCGTCGACAGTTGTCTCCAATTCTAGAAGAGGAGGAGATAAGTCCTCCACCATTTGTCCGAAGAAAAACCCCAAAAATTCAAAACAAAACCCCGAATACTAGAAGTAGTAGTTCAAGAACCAGAAGTGAAAAAGCAAGATATAAGGTAGATTATGGTTTTAAAAATTCTTCCAGAAGGACGTCCCGAAAATAATAATTTTAATACGTAACATAACTTAAAATAATAGTGTTTTGTATATTTAATACACTACGGATGAATTTTTCTTTTTTAAAAAAAAAAACAATTCCAAACGACGGTTCCAAAGTCATTCTGGACAAGGATGGAATCAAATTTGAAAAAGTAAAAGACCATATTTTCAATATTCGGTTTACCATTTTAAATAACCACGTAAACTTACCAAATGTGATAAATTTTGACTTTGTACGATTAATTTATGATTTAAATCCGGACGTATATGACTATGTGGACGTAAAAATTTCAGAAGATGGAGCGGAAGCCCGCTTTTTAGTAACAATGAAACATTTTTTTAAAGAATTCGGTTTACCGCAACGGTACTCCTCTTTACTGGTAACCCAGACAATAAACCACGAACAAAACCAGATTGAGTTTTATGGAAAAACGAATCCATCCGAGAAACCTCCTAATTTACCCAAAAAGGCAGAATTACTCCCGTTGGAACATATGAATATTAAATGTGTCATTGTTTCAAACCACGAGGTGGAGTTTAGAGTGGAACTTGTATTTGAAAGTAATTTTAGTATTGTTCCAATGGTCGAGAAACTGGCGGGAAAGATTCTTCATAAAATATTTTTTAACACCAAATTATTTATTCAAAGTATGATACCTTAAAAAATTTAAATACTTAAAGTCTTTTCTAAAATACTAGCATATTAATAATACAGTCTATTTGTTAAAAATGACAAAATTTCTAAAAAATATGTTTTTTTTAATCCAAGCGGGTGTAGTGGTTTTCTTGGAATGTATATGTTATCTTTATTATCGAAATTTTGATTCTTTCGTAGACGGATTAGCCTCTAACTTAGTTAATCTTAATATTTTATATGTCAAGATGTTTCAGGCCATTGCGTTTAATAACGGGTTTATCAATAACTCCGCAAACGACAAAATGGTAAAGTATACAGATTGTGTCCCTTGGAACGAATCCGAAATTGACCTAGATACGTTACTTCAAATTCAAGATGAGTTTAATGTGGTGATTGATACAACATGTACCAATGGGCGTTTCATTCCTGTTAACTCTGGCATGATTTCTCTTGTGTTTCACGCCCATTCCAATATTGGCCAAGACTTAATTGTAAAGGTAAAAAGAAGAAACATAGAGGGAACCATTAATGAATCCATTGAGAGGTTAGTATTTTTTGTTTATTTTCTCTCCTTTATTCCGTTGGTTAATCGTTATCGTATTTCTGAAATAATGGAGCGTAATTTGAATTTAATTAGACAACAACTGAACTTTAGCGAGGAAGTATCTAATATGTGTCGTATGAAAGAAAATTGTAAAAACCTTGGCTATATTAAAATACCCGAAGTGGAGAGAAAAATAACGGAAAAATATCCCAATGTGATTGTAATGGAACGATTATATGGAGCCAAAATTAGCAAAGTCGAGGAGAAAGACCAATTAGAATTCGCCAAACATGTGGTACGGTTTGGGGCCGTAACCACCATTATTCATGGCTTAACTCATGGTGATCTACATCCTGGGAATATTTTATTTATTAAGGATGATAAAGATTCGACCTATAAACATAAGATTGGTGTTATTGATTTTGGAATTGTTTACGAAATTGACAAAGGGTTTCAAGAAAAAATGCTAGATTTATATTCGAATTTATTTGTACGAACCCATGACGAGGTTGCGTCATCAATATTGTATTCGGGCTGTTTAGAACCAATAAACGTAATTATTCGGTTGCCAAAGGTGCATTCTGATAATTTAATACGAATTATGTCTGAAATTCTTGATAACGTTATGAATCATTCCGCCGCAAACGAATTGGAAGTATGCGAGGTGTTAGTTCAAATGGATACTTATTTGAGAAAAAACAATTTATTTAAGCTTGGGATTCGGCCAAGTAATAACTTTGTAAAGGCTCAGTTAGCGTTAGCAATGTCGCAAGGGGTTACCCTTACACTATGTAAAGAAAAATTTATGTCTGTGGTAGAAATGGTTGTAAACGAAGTATTTCATACTGAATTACATACACTATTGTCTTAAAAACTAAATTAAATTTCTATACAATGTAATCCCTTTTTTATAGTAAAAAGCGAATATTCTACTGGAGTTTCCATTGTAACTCGGCTGCGAGTTTTTCCGCCGAAATATCCGCGGTCCAACTGAACAGGGAGTATACCTTACCTTGGCTCGATACTATTCTTACTACTTTGGTGGATGACCCTTTCGAACGAACCCCGGGGTAGTTTATAGCGTGGTCCAAGGTGAATCCTTCTTTGGTGTAGTTCATTCGTACTCCTTGATAATTGAATGTCGTGTTCATTTCAACCGTTGTAGTTTTTTTTAAGTATTTGGATAAAAGTGATTTTTAAGAGTATACAAGTTTTGTTACAAAAGAGAGAAGAAGTCTATTTTCTCTCATCCCCTATGTTAAGAAAACATTGAATCAAAAATTCATATAAATATATTTATAATTACTACTATATATTTAGATGAGTACCACAACCTTACCAGAGAATAATCCTAATGTTAATATTAAATCTTACGTGTTAGACCCGTTGTCCGTCATCATAAAACTGGCAATATTAAGTAACAAACCAATTGGAACCAAGATTCTTATTCAGGACAATGTAATTTACTTTCAAGAACCAGGAATATTTCAGGCCTTTTGTCGATATGTTTTGAAGACAAACAAAACGGATTTACAATATATGTATAATCCCATTGAAATCGCGTGCACCTACTTTCTAGGTAAAAAGTTTGTTCAATCAACCCCCCGGATTAAGAGTTTATTTCAATGTGCTCAATTAGGGATTGAAAAGTTAAAAGAAACGTATAAAAACTGCTCGATGATTTGTTTGTGTCTTAATTATTACTACACTATAATAACAAATCACCTTGATGAGATTTATAGTGAGACCATTTTTCGTCGCGATAGTTTTAGCATGATGTACATAAAAGAAATAACGGATGCGTTAAATAGTCAATGGTCTACCGAAAAGACGACCGTTATACTTGATATAATAAGTTTTTTAATACATGATAAGATGGCGACTAATAATGTCAAATCGTTGGAAAACATTATGGATCACATCGATTTAGAAACCAAGCAAATAATCCAGTTGTAAAAGAATATAAAGTTATATATCGTCCCGGCAAATTATAATAAATAAATTATAGTGATAAATATAAATGCCTAGTCCAGATTCATTAAAAATTAAAGTACTTAGTCCAATACCATCGAAGCCTGAATTTGATTTAGAGGGCAACATGTTGACAAAGGACGCAACTACAAAGGATTGTTTGTTTACCATGACGGAATATTTAAGTGAAAATGTTTTACAAAGCATACCCAAAGAGTTTCGTATAAAACAATTTTTTGATAAAGGGCTGTTTAAATCTTTTAGAAAACAAAATCCATACAATATTCCTGTGAAAGAGGACAATAAGAAAAAGCCCGAGTCTGCGAAAGAGGACAATAAGAAAAAGGCCGAGTCTGCGAGAGAAGACGAGACGAAAAAACAAGAGGCAGTCAAAGAGTCTGCGAAAGAGGACAATAAGAAAAAGGCCGAGTCTGCGAGAGAAGACGAGACGAAAAAACAAGAGGCAGTCAAAGAGTCTGCGAAAGAGGACAATAAGAAAAAGCCCGAGTCTACTCCATCATCGGACGAAAACCTTGCTGGTAATCGCGAACTCATAAGTACCTATAGGAAAATAATAAATCATAATATTCGATTAATTTTAAACACCTTGTTTCAAAAAAACAATAAGATTGTCATAAAGGGAAATACCTATACTATTGGATATTATAACTGGACTGATTATGACTGGGATATTGATGCTAAACGACCTACTTTTGACAAGCAACAATATGTAACCAGTGAATACGTTAAACAACAATTGAAAAAAATACCTCCTATTTTGAAGCACGGGTTAATCACTACAAATGATAAGTTAAATGCCGAGGACGATTTTTTTGATGTAAAAGGATTCGCTAATGAGGAAGAAGCTGTAAAAACAAAAGCCCTCGAGACATTGGGACTAAAACAAGGCCAAACAAAACGAGACATAATCGAATTTGAGCAAGATGATGCTGAGAAGTCGCGTTTGGAATCAATTAAAGTTGAAAAAGCACGTAAAACCTTGGGGTTAGTGCCTCTCCAAAGTAGACCAAATGGCGTAGTATTAAAGCCCCCGGTGGCTATTAAGCTGGAGTCCAATTCCACTCCGAAAATACCCGACCAAACAAGTACCGTACCTGAGTTAGAAGTTAATCAACCAAACATTACTCCCTCTGAAGACAATAACACCGTAAGCACTGTAGTACCTGAGACAGAATTTAATCAACAAAACATTACCTCCTCGGAAGGTAATACCGTAAACGAAACTACAAAGACTCTAGTCGGGGGGGAAACAAATGAAAATAAATCAGATTCTTTTGATGACTCGCGTCGTTCTTCATTTGACTTAAGGAACCGTCAATCATTTGACTCAAGACGTCGTTATGACCCACGATATGACCCAAGGTATAGTTCCCATAACAAAATGGTAAGAGTGGATGAATCCAATTTTGCCATTTTTATTTCTGTAGAGTTATACCTGGTCAAGGGAGATACCTTAACTCCAGAAGATGAAAGCAATTTAAATTGTAAAAATAATTGGAATAAAGTATTAGTCCCATTTGACAAGTTAATCGGGCGCGAGAAACGAGGAATTTTACCAGATTATAGTTTGGAACCAACAAGTAAACCAGACGAATCACCAAAACCGAATGGATCCACGCCAACCGCCAAGGAAACTACTCCGACCGCCAAGGAAACTACTCCGACCGCCAAGGAAACTACTCCGACCGCCAAGGAAACTACGCCAACCGCCAAGGAAACTACGCCAACCGCCAAGGAAACTATTCCGACCGCCAAGGAACCAACCGCACACGGAGGAGCTCGATATAGGAGCAAAACACACCGTCGAAAGAAAAGGAAAACGGTTAAAAAAAATAAGCATAAAAAAAGAAGGGCCTTTAGAACAACCCGAAAACGTAAGTTAAGAGGTTGTTCCGTGCGGAAATAATTTTATAATCTAATCGTAACTGTACTTGTAAAAATCAAACTTACCAAATGCTTCTTTTTGGTGTTTTCGTTGTTTTTCCTTTTTGGACTTTTCAAGCACAATAATCGCGGCGTTCAATTCCTCCTCGGATACAACGTTGTCCTCATTGGTGTCAATTAACTTCTCCAGAATTCTATACTTTTGAGGAACTACACATAAATGGCTTTCTTCGTTAAATAAGTGTTCTGACAATATTGTAAACACCGCGGTAAGCCCAAGGGCCGCATAAATATCACGAGTACCCATCCATGCCATTGCAAAGACTAGTATTTGTTTACTTAATGAATACTTCATATATTCCTCGGTTGACTTGCTAAATTGAATAGTAATAAACTTGGAGCCTACGTTAAGTAAAATCATGATGATTCCAGCAAAAAACTTGCTGTTATTCAAGTACATAACATGTTCATTGACATAACTAAATCCTCTGACGATTGGATTTTTACTGCGACCGCCAGATAAATGAGTTGGCTGATTCGGATTAACTTGCGGATTCATTATATATATATATTATATAATTTTGCCTATAACATTTTATATTTTAGTACAAGTCGAATTTACGGAATAGTTTTAAAACATGATTTTCACTGTTGTCATAAAACCCTTCTGACAAAATCCTGGTCTGCCTGACATAAGGACGGTATGCTTGCCGAATACCAGGCGTAAATGATTCCAACAACTCTTCTTTAGGCCGTAATATTAAAATACTTAAATAAACGGATATTCCGAGGAGGATAAAAAAACATATGCCTCCTAGTAGTTGATTTTTATTATATTTTTTCATATATATTAAAAATGATAATAAAAAACATACTGGAAAAAAGAGAGAAATAGATAAAATTAAAATAGCGAAAAATTTCCAAATATGGAAGAAGGCCCCTCGTACGCAGATATAAAATCAGAATCCTGTTTAGAGTAGCTACTGGTTGGAATCGAATTTGATTGCTTTCCACGTTTTAAATTGTTCTCAATTCCCAATACATCAAACCCTTCCAACCCTCGTGTAGTAACAAACGAGTCGGTAGTAGTGGTGGAATCCGTTGGTTTGTTGCTAGCAGCGGATTCCTTGGCATTTTTGATTTTGTCCATCATTTGAGACTTAATCGCTGCAACGGCATCCGGGTCTAATTTTATTTCGGCTTTTATGGTTTCTCCGGCAGGGGTAGTGGCGTCACTGGTTGTTTCAAAACCTTCTGATAAAAAGGATAACCCCGAGTGATTAAATGCTATTATTATTAGTAAAACTCCAACGACCCCTAAAATTCCATGGCAGTAACTTAGACATATTAGAATTAATATTAAAAGAATTCTTCCTAAAGAGGTATCAATTAAAAAGTCGAATAATCTGGCCTGGCTAATGACAATAAAAAATAAAAGTAAGCCGGCTCCTCCCACACTATTTTTATTCACCATTTTAAAATTCTTCATATTAGGAGTATTTGTTATATATAAAGATGAAATATAATATTTATTTTTATAAGTTTCCGTTTTTTTTGTTGTTTTTATAGAAGAATTCAATGTGTTTATTAAAATATTATTATCTTATTTTTTAATAAGAGAGAAACAAAATGTCTTTAGCAATGTATGCCGCTCCATTTGATGACAACCAAACAGGTGGTGATACGGACAACGCCATAAATCGAAAACGACAAACACATAATAAAACAATAAAAAAATATCCTAAAGAGAACTTTGACCAGCAAAAAGTAAATTCGGTATTGGATAACATACACAAAACGTCGACAGACAATGACCAAGAAGAAACAAATCATTTTGGAAATTTTAATCCTCCTCCGAAACCAAACTCCATTGGTGCCTCTAAAACCATTGGCTCTACTACTACAGAAGAAATGCGAACCATGCCCAACAACAATAATAACATTGATCCAGACGCAACTCGTGCGTTTGCTGGACGAGGTCCTCATCCACTCAATTATGCTCACGAGGGTGACCTAGAACTAAATAACTTGAACGTCAATTACACGGACGCAGACGAATATTACAAGAAATATGTCCCTGGTTACAAAATGAATACCAATAATAATTCAAATACTTATAATAAACCGCCCCCTTATGCGGCGACAACTCTTCCGTCTTTTAACAATCACCGTGACACATCCGATATACTTTTGAAAAAGATAAACTACATGATTAATTTGTTGGAAGAACAACAAGATGAAAAGACCAATAATGTGACGGAAGAGGTCGTCTTGTATTCCTTTTTAGGAATTTTTATCATATTTGTGGTGGATTCTTTTGCCAGAGTTGGTAAGTACGTGCGTTAAGAGTAATTGTTTAAATAAAAGACTTTTAGGAATTTTTTTAACTTTCATCATATATATATATATATTGAACAAAACAATGAACTACCTTCAAAACGCATTGGGCTACAAAAGCGATGAAGAGGCTATTAAAGAAAAGGAAGCAACACAAATAGACAACTTAGAGGCTCAACCGCTAACACCAACACAAACACCAACACAACCGCCAGCAGGGGAAGCGCAGCCACCGACATCACGTTGGTCCTATTTGGGATATGGTGGTAAACGAGCCTTAAGACGTAAAACACATAAACGACGTATATCTCGGAAACGTAAGACACACAGACGACGTACAAATCGTAGACGTAGTAAACTCCATCGACCCCGCAAATAGATATGTAACTTTAAATAAATTTGTAAAGTACTTAAATATTTATTCCCTATTATATGAATAATATATTTAATAATAGTTACCATTTATATTATTTATTAAACCATGTATATGATTGTTCATTGTAAGCACGAAGGTTGTTATAACAACCAAATTTACGAAGATGAGGTAACCGGGGTAAGAGTCTGTCCCGTAACTATTAATCCGCCCAAGATATTCTTATTTCATAGCAAGCCGGAGGCAATGGAGTTCTTTACAGAGTACATAAATGACGTGGATGTTATTGACCACCGGTGTAAAAACGACCTGGAAGAGATTAATCACATTAGGCATTGTACGTGTGGAGTCGTGGAGCTAGAAGACGACGGGGACCAGCCCATATTATTTTATAATTCCAAAAACCAGATATTCTTATTAGAACCTGGCCCTCAAGTGTATCTTCCCTCACACGAACTCAAAGTAAACACCAACAACTTGAACTTGTTGAATGTTTTAATAAATAAGACCAAGACGCTTGATGACGAGCAGAAAAGACGGTACGTCGAACTCGGGAAACGATGCCAGAAACATTTGTAGGTCCCCCAAAATAATATGGGGGTTTTAATTAAGAAAAATAAATAAAATGTACTCTGTTTTATATAATCATTTTATTTATATAAAACAAATTTTTAAATATGATGCGTTTCTTTTTAATTGGAACATGCCGTATTCATAGACCATTTGGCTGCGACCATGTTAAAAAAAATCCCGTTCATTTTAGCACTACATATGATGCGTTAAATTTGCTAGGAAAGTATAGCTTCTTAGGATATTTCTACAACATCAAAGAAATAAAACAACTCATCGATATACTTGTAAATAATTATTCGTCCGAGGTTACCAGTGACATCATTGACACCGTTATTAATCCCAAATTCTTGGATCCAATTGATTTAAATCGCCAATTCGAAACCACCCGTGAAATTTTTCAACTTGCGGATGTAGTTGTGATGGAAATATCGACTAGTAAGAACAACCGAACTATTGTGAATAACCACGCAATTCACTTTTACGAACCCGGCATCCCAGAGGAGGAATTGGAAATAATATCCGACCAAGAATACGGAGAAATATTCGAATACTTAATTAGGACATTGACTGCTTTAAACAAAAAAGTGTTATTTGTGTCGCATTTTAACCATAACAACACTAAATCGCGGCAGTTTATCATTGACATGTGCGAAAAGTATTTAGATAAAGAATTATTTTTTAATCCAACAGAAACCGTAATTAACAATTTGCCAAACTCCCTTGTCGACTCTGCGCATTACTCAAAACGATGTGAATTTATTATTATGAACGAAATTCACTTGAAAATAAAGGATTTTTTTTGAGAAGTTAGAGAGAAAAACATGGAAAACCAAATAATTAAAATATTTCTCATGTATATATATATCTATAACCAATAACAATATAAAAAGATGCATGTCTTTGTTTTTTCGATTGTTAATTGTATTTTAATTTACGCTGCCTATTTGTACCTAAAGAAACTGAAATCGTGCGAATGTGTCAATCACGATTACACGGAGAAACTAGCCAAAACAGAACACACCCTATTAATGCTTACAGGCATTTCACTTCTTTTAGCCGGTTTAGAACTGTTTTTGAAACCCAAAAATTTATACAATAAGTATTTTAATCTTTATTGGATTTATACGTATGTGTTCTTCTTGATAATTCTTCTAGTGGATGCTTATTTTGTGTATTATACATATCACTTTCAGCGTACACTCCAGCCGCATTGTAAATGCGCAAACAAATGGCAAAAGTATTACATTTATTATCAGGCGACAATGTATTCGTTTGGCTTGGCTGGAATTTTATTTGGGGTCTACTTTTTTTTAAAAAATCCAAATATCATTTCCATAAAAGAATTGAAAAAGGCGTCGGCTCAAAGCCACCGTGACTTATACAAGTACTAGACATTTGTTTGGCTTGAAAGTATGATATGCGAAATTGTAAAAAAAGTAAGCCGTTGGACTTTTTATTAGCGGATGCGTTTTTTTTAACAGGTTATTAATTATTACATTATTATGTGATACGTCTTCTACTGCGGAGAAACCAAAATGGTGTTTTTCCGCAATTGCCCAAAAATTAATTTTAAACCCTTGTACAAAAACCTCTTCCGGATTGTTTGGACCATTAATAGAGGCAAAACAACTGAGAACTTCCATGTTTTTCTCCACAAACGTACACGACTTTCTAAAAAAGTACGCACTTACGACTTGATGATCCAACAAAATAACATGAATATATACATTATTCGTCTTTACCAATTCTATTAGATTCGATGCCTCCACCTGAACTACAATGTCAAAGTCGGAACTACGCAGTTTAATAAAATCCAGTAAAGTATTAAAATTCTGCGGATTAATTTCCAGATTTGTATATTTCGCATCGAGAGAGAAAGGCTTTGTCCAAGTCGTTACTTTAAACCCATAGGTAGGGTAAACGCATAACGGCACTATTCCAGTGAGGTCCTCTTCTCTCTTAAATAATGAAACAACAATGTCTTTTTTGTTTAAATGTCGTTGATTGTACTCATGCGTTTGAATTAACTGCTGCGCGATTCCCTTTTTTCGTTGGTGTTTGCTGACGCAAAGGTAATCCACATAATAAGCCATAAACTTCGCACTCTTATTACTGTTGTTGATGTCCACGTGTATCGGTCTTGAAGTAATTACCCCCCGGAGTTCATCGTCCGCCACCAACTTATCGGTTTTGGTATCATGTAGCAATAAATTTTGTCTGTAAAGCGTAAAAAAACACAATGCGTTGTGGGCTTCAAAATATGGAATCACGTTTTCTCTCTTTGGTAAATAAATATTATCCGAATTTCTTAGGTAATGCGTTTGTATAAAATTAATAATTTGAGTCTGCTGAATCGCCGTTAGCTTGTCGTGCGTAAAAGTGGTAATGTCTTTAAAATTCGTATACTTGTTGGGTAACGGCAAGTCATGGTTAATTATCCCCGGAGGCCATAACATGTAGGTTAAGTTGTAGACGTGAAACACTGGCTGATCCGCCCAAAACCCAAATTTGACCTTGATATAAATCATTGTCAATATAATAAGCGCAATCAAGGCAAGCAATACCTGTGGTAAGTAACCCAGACTTTCGTGAAACATTTAAAAGTAATATAGTTACTTGAAAACTAAAATTTAAGTAACTATTTGGAGAAATAATAGAGAGAAATTAATGTCTTTTTCTTCTCTCTCGACTATGAAGAGAACGAAGCAATCTTAATTGCTTTTGCGCGTGCGTTTTGGTGCTACATTTAGCAAATACGCGTTTTGTATCTTTATTATAAACACGATAACAGTTTTTTCTGGGAATTTTTCTTAAAGTATAAGGCATATTTTTATTATGTATACAAAATATATACAATAAAAATATGGTTAACTTTAATAATAAATATACAATTCTGATAATAGTTTTAGTCGCTCTTGCGTTACTGTTTGCCGTTTGGGGTATTTATAAAAAATATTTCAGTTCCAAAGTCGACCGTTCTCAACCACAGTACGACCGACATAACGATAACGACGTTTACGTCGGAGGACGAAAACGTCGTCGTACCAAAAAAGTAAATAAAAAATAATTATTGCGGCTTCACTAAAATGTACAAGTATTGATATTCATACGCACACTCTAGCAAATCTATTTTTCCGTGAATCAAAAACCCGGCATCCTGTGCCATCGTAATAATGTCCGTCTCGGATTCCATGTATAATTTGTGCTCTTGTTTCCTCACTTTTCCATCATTGAATTTAAATTTCTCGTGAAACGTCGCCATGTTGTTCGGAGTGTCCAACTCAAAATCCGACGAATAAACAAATTCATTAAATGTTATTTTGGTAGAAGTGATACGTTTCTTCGCATACTTTTGGGGAGAAACAATGTAGAGTGGATTGCCAGGTGGTAAAATGGGGTCAAATTTCTCTCTATTAACAACATGAACTATAAGTGTTCCCCCCGGCATAAGCCACTCCATACAATTGTTAAAAAACTTTTTCTTGTTTTCAAAATAATACAAGGTAAAGTATAAACACAAAATATGAGTAAAGGTGTTGGGTTGGAACTGGTCATAGTCTAACGCGTTACCCACCATGAAATTATAATCGGGATAATTTAGTTTAGCCTTCGAAATCATGGAGGGAGAAATATCAATTCCTATTATATCGAGTGAGTTGTCCATGGTTCTAACCATTTTACCTACGTGATGCCCAGTTCCACATCCAACATCCAATACCACACTTTTCGAAGATGGGGTGGTTTTGTTTTTTATCTGACCTATTTCGTAGTCATCTTTGACGTTATTAAAGACCAAGTGGTCATATATTTCGGAGTAAAAGTCATCGTAAATTTCGGTGCTCTCTTTGAACAAGAAACGGTCGTTTTGTTCGTACCCCTCTCGACTGGTGGAGGGGGGAAATTTGACAGAGTTGGTAATTCCAATCACTATAAGAAACACGGCAACCAGAGATAATACTTTTCCAATGGTCGATAGTTTTTTGTAGAATGTGGTGGTAGATTGGATGAATTTCATTTTTATATATGTACTATTGTTATTATTTTTGTATAATTTTCTATTATATTACACATTTCATTTTTAAAAATATGGACTCGGAAATAAATGATATACGTGAACAAAAAGACTATCAGGGTTGTTCTTTTTCTAAATTTAAAAAAACCGATGTTAGGAAAGAATTATTAAATAACTTAATCGAATCTAAAATAGAACCGGCTTGTTTTTGGAGTGCCGAACTTATATGTGCTGGTCACTTTAGCGAGTTGTGGGATATTATTCTGTTTTTTTACGCTAAGCACATACATTTAGGAAATCCTAAATTGGCGATATACTTGGAACTTCGAATTAAAAATTTCCGAGAAATAGTGACTAACGGTTACGTGGGCAATGAGCTTCGTTTAAGAAACAACGGTAAAATACGTAGGTTGTTTTGCGAAATAATGTGTATATTGTGTGACGCCAAGAGACGACATACATTAAATGACATTAAAATAAGTAAAAAGGACTTTGACATGTCTCAAATGACGGAACGATTTAAAGCTCCCAATATCGCCTACTCCAAAGAGGTGTTTCTAGATGGGGACCCAACGGAATTATTTGTTGCGATTAATGAACTGGCGTATCATTTGTCTACCGATAGCCAAAATGTAATGGATGCGTGTTATTGGATTGAGTGGATTATAAACTTTGAATCCATTTGTAAATCGAAAAAGGACAATAAGTGTGCGTGTGAAAGAAGAAGTCAAATACCGGTGGAAAGTAAATTTCAGATGGACGTCATTTGGATTATTTGGGACCTCTTTCTTCAAGTTTCCCGAAAAAAAAACGTGTTGGTCCAAAAAATAGTATCTGCTTCTCTCTCTTTATTTACTTTAAAGTATGGATCCGGATGTCAAAAGAAAAGAAAATACATCCTGTACTTTGTCGTTTCCATTCTTTGCGAAAATAATACGTATGAAGAAGAAATCATTAGAGAGAGCCAGAAACAAACACTGAGCAATGTTACATCCAAAATAAACTCGGTTTACGCGCAGATTAAGAAGAATGAAGTCTCTCCTGGTACGGAATATCTGTTCAAAAATACCAAAGCAATGGAGCTCGAGAAAACCATTGAAAAGTTAGAAACAATGAACACCTTTGGGGAAACATTTATACCCAGAGTTTAAATAATAATATAATATAATATAAAGAAACTTAAAAATAAGAAAGAATGCTAAGTCAAGATAAAGTTAGTCAAATTATTCTCGCGGTAGTTGTATTGTTGATGTGTGTTGTTTTGTGGTGGTTTAAATGGAAAAAAAAAAAAACGTACATACATTTTAGTGATTGGGATGGCACTACACCTGAGTTAGATCCAAAACAATATAATAAGGGCATATCAATCGGTGGAACCCACTTTACTAGAAAAACGAAAACTAAGCAAAAAAATAAAAAATAGTTTCAAGTATATAATGAAAACATCTCCATCGCGTAAAATAAAACCTCGTTATCGAAATAACAAAACGGCGAAACGAGCCCCTTTTTCTTTAGTACGAAATTATGGGAGTAGGGTAACCGTAGAATTTCTGGAAATGCTATTATTAATAAAACTGTTTCACTGGAAAACGGAGAGTTACGCAACTCATAAGGCAACCGATGAATTGTATGGCACTCTAAACGAAAACATGGATAAATTTATTGAAATACTTATGGGGAAGACTGGGGCAAGATTAGACTTTTCAGGACGAACGACTATTACCCTAACGGATGTCAAGTCCACGGAGGAACTTAAACAACGTGTAATGAAGTTTAAGGTTTTTTTAATCGAATTAAGTGATTCAAAAGAACTTTCCCCCATGACCAATACGGACTTGATGAATATACGGGATGAAATACTTGGGGACATGAATCAATTCCTTTATTTGTTAAGTCTGAAATAAAAAAAAAGAGAGAAACGAGGAAATCCAATAAACATTAAAAATTTATAAATACTTTTGCTTTCTCTCTTGTGTTTGTTCTTTTTATTACGTAAAATACGGGAATTAATATATTTGTGTTATAATATATTAATAATAATAGTAGATGTCATCGATTTCCGACCGTATTTTAGGACCTGATTCTTCTTTTCCTTCTGATTTAGAAATGCCAGAATTACCCGAAATGTTTAGTAGTAGTAGTAGTAATAACGATGCAAGTTCTACGGCGGAAATCAGCGATTATAACGTGTCTGATTCGGGGGATGGAATTATGGGATATTTTGCGAGTTTAACTGGCACCACGTGGTTTTTGATTATTTTGTTATTGGGATTTCTTGGATTTAATGTATTTGTATACTTGGCGAAAGGTACTAACCTAATAACGAGTACACTTGAGCCGATTGTTAAACGCATAAGTACAATATTTGTAGGATTAACGAGTCAAGTGACGGACGTTTCTGCGGAAGGAGCAAAAGAAGTAATTGATACTTCTGCGTCGACTACAACCGCTGGACTAACGGCGGTTCAGAATATTACCCCCGGAGGACCAACCTCCGAACCTTCTGGGTCATCCGCCGAGTCAAAAACAAAGACCACTGGACAGGACGTTCAAACCACCTTTCCTAAGGGAGATGTGGCTCAAGCAAACGCGTTAAATAAAGCAATCAATTCGTCGACCGCCCAAAGACAACAACAAAATGGGGAAGATTATCAGGCAGACGATTCATCGAGTAGCATTCAAAAGGGAACCTCCAAGGCGGGATTTTGTTACATTGGGGAGGATCGCGGTTTCCGAACCTGTGAAGAGGTAGGAGTAAATGACACTTGTATGTCTGGCAATATATTCCCAACGCGCGACGTTTGCGTGAATCCTACGTTACGTGCCTAAAAAACAAATTCAAAGGATTCACAAATACTTAATTGATAAACTTGGGGTTTCTCTCTTCTTTTCTTTTGGAAAGAATGTTAAAGGTTTGAATCTTTAAAACCAATTCAAAAGACTTTTGGAATTCTAAAAGAAGAGAGAACCCAAACATTATTAAAAGATTCAAATACTTAAGCCGTTAGAATATACTTTGAGGTTTCTCTCTTCTTTTCTTTTGGAAAGAATGTTAAAGGTTTGAATCTTTAAAACCAATTCAAAAGACTTTTGGAATTCTAAAAGAAGAGAGAAACGAAAACAATCCAATAGATTCAAATACTTATTTCGGTTATCTTCAAAGAAAAGGAGCCGGTGTTGGGTGATCCGGGTCTAATACTGGCATGGATGGATTAAACATATCTCCCGCCCCAACAAAAAACCACCTTAATGACAAGTAATTATTGTTGGTAGCGTTAATTCCATTGGTGCCAATCATCATGGTATTAGGTCCAGTTTTAGATATGCGTTGTATTTCCGCCGTACCTAAAGCATAATTATAATACTTCAAGTTCGATATGTTCCCATCAAATCCCCCATTATTGGCAACATAAACATCTCCGTAATTTTGCTTAGGAACCCCAACTAGCTCCACGCTTCTGGTAATTATACCATTAATATAAACATCTAAAGTAGTGTTTTGACAACGAATAATGACATTTACCCACTTATTCAGAGGTATGTCCGGAATAATTACCTCTTCATTAATAACCTGGTAAGTATTCATCATTACCACCAGAGCGTTTGTTCTAGGTGCTATATATAACCCCGGAGCATTGTTTGGAAAATTTAATCCATTTTCACTAATGTCGCTGTTTCCCTTGTAAAAAATATGTTTATATTGGCCTTCCAAGTACTGTAAGTTGTCAATGTATATCCAGACAGACCAACTAAATTCAATTCCCTGGTCCGCATTGTTAGACCGGTATATCGTTTTGGCACCATTTGAACTTGGGTCCTGAACAAACACAAGCTGTTGCTTCGCGTCCACCATACCATCAATTAAAAGTGGGGAATCCGAACTCTTAAACAATAAATTAACAAAAAAGATTCCTACTCGAAGCAATAACAAAAACGCAAATATAACCAACAGTAAAAAAGACAACTTACCGACTAAAGTATTGGATGCTAAAAAACTATCGTTTTCTGTACTACCTTTACTCATAGAAAATGTAGAATCATCACTCATTTTGCCTATTTATTTATTATTATATATATAATATATTAATATTTTAGAATTTTAAATAGTTACACTATTTTGGGTAGTTCCATTCTCAATAAGAGAGATTTCAATCTGATAAGAGCCAAACAAATTGGACAAAAAGTTTCCAGAGTACCCTTTAATGTAAATGTTCCAAGCATCCTGAGGATTTAAAGAGTCCGGATAATATTCAATTTTAGAAGTCCATCCGTCAAAGCCACCTTTCGGGGTGACATAAATATTCGCATTGTTATTCACGCTCGCAACCCCTGGCAGCAGACAAGTTCTCACTAACTTGCCATCAATATACAAATCCATGGTTCTTCCGTATACACTGATAATTAAGTTGACCCACTTTTGAATAGGAATATTGGATACCCCACACTTATGGATAACGGTTTTCCCACCAGTGGTATCCGGTTCATTATCCGCTCCTGGGTAGCATCCCAACGCAACCATTAAATTATTTTCCACCGCACCTAAAATAACCGCCGGACACGGGTCAAGCCCGCTAATACCATCTACCGAACCACCCTCTGGGCCGCTTTTGGCTCCCATTCGTCCAAAAATTACCTTTGGTTCTCCGTATCGATAGTTCCAATCATTTATGTAAAACCAACATGAATAAGCAAAATTACTAGAAGCGACATTGCTGTCATTTGTTGCTAAAGAGGTAGCATCGATTGTAGACGCCGTTTTTCCATCCTGTAAAGATTGTAGTGTATTTGGATCAGACACCAAATATTTTAGTAAACGAAAAAACAAAATAATTATTAAAACGGTGAAAACGATAGTCAGGGCACCCATCTCTTTTATTTGTATATATATCATTTAGAAATTTATTCAAACAAAATAGTGATTGTGTTATCTTTCTTTCTTTTAAAAAAATCCTTAATATTATTTTGTCGTTTACATCAGCGTTTTGTTTGTTTGTGCAACTATCGGAGGGTTATAATCTTTAACACTATTATACATAATATACATGTTGGTTGTTCCTATTGGTTTACTAAAATATTGGACATTACATATACCAGCAATAGTACCTTCAGGAGAACCAATTGTCAACGCGTCTAATTTCATATACGGAACCACTTCAATCGCCGATTTTACCAACTCGTTGTTAAAAAATACATCTAAAGTTCCCCCATAGTAGTTAATAACGATATTGTTCCATTTTTGTAACATTACCTTTTCTTGTTTATATATAATTCGATTGCCACTCTCATCGAAATCAATTAGTTTATTGTGTTTGGTCAAATGTTTTTGGTCCATGGTTACCATTAACGTATTGGTGCTTGAACGATAAAGAATATTTGGCTTATTGCCATAATTTAGTAATGAAACAAATTGAGTAGAGGACGGACTTAAGCCTGGAGATAAAGCATTTAAATATATCCAAAAAGAGAGACCGTATTGGTAATCAAATCCGTCCGTGCCATTTAATTCTTCATAGGTTGCGAGGGAATGTAGCTCGTCTGTATAAACCGGGTTCGCTACTAGTAATTTGCCACCTTGTAAGGAAACCACCTTATCCATAATGGAAGACCTATAATAAATCAAGCTTAAGATAACGGCAAGAATCAATAAAACCAATGATACAAGATTATCATTGTCCTTCGATTTTCGTAGAAAGTCAATGACATCGGACAAAAAGCAAGGAATATACATTAACAAATGGTAACAAATCGAAAAAAAGGCGTTTTTCTTTTCATTTTTCTTTTCTCCAGGAACATCCACGTAAACCGTCTTATAAACTAGGGTTAACACAACCAACACAAGCATTAGGTTCAAAATAAACCCAATCGCACTGGTATGCTGTAAATTATACATTATAAATGCGATAAACAACGACGATATTACGATACCAAATACTATTAACAACGCCCTTGTCACTTTTGAATTGGTGGTGGTGGTAAATGTCTCGTCGCTGAACTCGGGATACGTATGTGTAATAATACCTCCCCCCACTATCAATGCGAGGAGGATGGTAATCAACATAACCCCAAAAAACGCACCCTTGTCACTAGTAATACCCCCAGGATAATAATAGCAACCAATGGCAACGAGAATCATGAATATAGTAAAGAATATACTGCCCCCAATGATTACTTTGTTGTTACCGGGTAGTTTCAAGTTTTTCGCATCTTCTTGTCCTTTAAATGGTTCCGCGTTCGGAATGCTGAGTTTAACAACCATAAATACAAGCACAAATGCGGCCATGAGAATAATTAAAAGCATACTATTTCCAAAATACTTGTTTATTAAGCCACCTGGGTCGACACTATAGTACACAATGATAATGGCCAGAAAACAAACAAATAAAATAAGGGACTTTATTCTCTCGTACTTTATGTCAAACACCGAGACATAATTACTTTGAAACCCTTTTAAAAACATCATAATGGTAACTATTATCGAAACGGGAACGATAAATATCGCATAAGTATCCAATGTTTCATTGCTAACACTTAAGAAAAACAATATAAAGGCAATCGTATACATAAATACTTTGACGACACTCCACATTTGTTGCTTAACAATTTCACTATTTTCCTGGACACTTGGTATGATGGATACAATCATAAGAAACGCGACTACAATGAAGGCAAGAATAATAAAGGTATTGGATACGATAAGAGTGGTCGTCTCTTTACTTTGGGGTTTTGTTTTAAGAGAACCGTGATTAAATAACATGACCAAAAGAAGAATCACCAACACAAGTGCGAATGCGATGGACAGTTTCGCCGCCTTCGGGTCGTCTTTCAGTTTCGATATATAATCCCTAGTGTCTACCTTTTCTTCATTATCAGTGGTTGCTTTAGGCGGATTTTGATATCTATAAAACGCTACCAATGAAACGGCAAGTACTATGGCGATTATTATTTGGCCGGTAAGAGATAAAGATGCCATATAATACGTTATAATATAGTAATAATATATTTTTAAAATATATATTTACTTTGTTGCCTATTAAAGTCCGATGTTTCAGAATATTTTTAAATAGCTAAAAAAGCTAAATGGTGTTATGCGTTTTTTAATATTTTATATGTGCTTTTGTGTGAGGGTCTATAGAAAATAATTAGAGAGAAGAAATAAAATATAATTAGAGAGAAGCGTAAGTTTTTTAATAAAAACTGTTATTATCATTTATTATATTTTTAAACAAAATAAAACAATGAGTGCCGCCAATAAAGAAGATATTGTGGAGGACCCTTATGCGGTTTCGTCAAGCGACGATGAGGATGCTATTCAATCCGATGAAGACTTAGATTTACTGCCAGGCGTTTACTTGGACGCTCCTGTAATACAAAAACAAATTGTTCCGTGTAGCTTCAAGGATTGCAAAGGAGACGCATTAAAGCGACACGCCAGAAATAAAATCAAATGGAAAGACGGGGCGTTTTGCTTCCAATGTCGTATTAAACGGCTCGCAGCCCCACCAGTAACAGTAAAGAAAGAGTACCCTACCGCCAACCAAGACTGGCAGGAAGCGGAGTTTCAAGAGGACATGAAAGAACACAGAACAAAAGAAAAGGAGCAAAGTGAAGTTGAACAACAAAAACGTGTGTTGGAAGAATTTAATTTGGAAACGTTTGAACTAATTACGGTAAAAAAAACATGCCGTAGTCGCAGCAATAGTATATAATAAGTATTTTAATTTATCATATAATAAGTATTTTAATTTATCATATAATAAGTATTTTAATTTATCATATAATAAGTATTTTAATTTATCATATAATAAGTATTTTAATTTATTAGTCGTTACATATTTTCGGCCGCGGTTTTTCGACCATGACAATTCCTACATAATGCGACTAAATTTTGTACATCGTTGCCTCCTCCATATTCTAGTCTAATTTTATGGTCAATCTCGTACGTGTGGTCTAGCTTGTCGCCACAATCCCCACATTTCCAGTCTTGCTGAGCGGCAACATATTTCTTCTTGGTTTCACTCACGCATCGTTTAGTCGGTTTGGTAGTACCACCACCTTGTGCGAGCATGTTTCGCTGGTGACCATATTTAGCGGGATTAATATCATTAAAGGACTCCATGAAGCTCGTGCCTCCTTCTCCTTTTTCAGAGGTAAAGTCAAAAATAGGAGTAATCATATTCATGGCGGTTTTGTCAATGGGCATATACTTAATCACGTTATTCGCGTAAAGAAGCATTTGTCGTCCTCGTCCCGGATTCTTTTTTAAAAGCAAATATACACTTACCCCTATAATACAGAAAAATATCATCTGATAATATTTTTTAAAAGACAGGAACATTTTGGTATATTTGCCGTCCGTATATGCGTTATAAACAAAGAACGCGGTGATCCCGATGATAAAAAACTCTAATCGCATGTATTATTATATTTCCTATATTGTATTAAGGAGAGAGAATTTATTATTTCTTTTGCCCGCCACATTTGCTAACCTCTAGTCCCTCGTAGGTAGTCGTCATGGCAAACTTATGAGCCCCGCATACCACCACTAAGGCAATCATAAAAAATGGTAATAAAACCAAAAACCAACTCACCGACTTGTAACCCTTTTTACATAGCCAGGTTAGAAAATAAGTCCAAATACCCCCGAATAACACTTTGCTAAAAACAAACGCGAGCTTCACTTGATGAAACAACATAAACAAAATATTGGCTAAAAGTATGGCGAAATACACTTTTGCCGGAGTACACATTCTACTAAACTGGTCACTCATGTTAAACGTTTTTTTATAATTTATGCGAATATTTTTATTTTTTATTTTTAATTAGAACTTTGTAATAAATGGTTTAATTCACGTAAATGTTCAACCAACTCTTCGAGATTAATTTCTTCGACACATGGTTCAAATAAGTATTTGATAAATAGTGCTTTTATGAAATTCAGTATTTTCTTCTCCTTTTTTACTTCATACATGACTATATAACTAAGCACAAACCCATAAATGTCTACAATTTTAATAAAAAGATTATCTAGATAGAATCGCAAATCAATCGTTCCGTCCTCTTTTAATTTTGTAAACTTCAATAACACCTGGACAATATAATTAACAACGTATGGGGTGGTTATTTCCTCATCCACCTTTTTTTCTTGAGACGGAAGATGTTTTCCATTTTCGTATGAGGGAATAAACAACATGTACATAATTTTCTTGACATAATCTAACTGACGTGACCCGTGTTCTCGAATCACCAGCCGGACGTAATTCAAAACAAAGGGTTTTAAAGCATCCTCTTCGACTTTTTTCCCCGATTCAATGTACTCTCGGTACAACGTTTTAAACTTATCTGAAAAAAGAACTACAGAGAAAGGTTGGTTAAAAAGAATTGGCCGGTCTCCCCATGCGGTCATGAAATCATTATGTTTAAAAGGAACGTACTCGGTGGATAATCCCCAGTCAATTAATCTTGTGTAAACCGTCCCAGTACTATTGTCACGTTCTACTAAAATATTATCGTACTTGAGGTCGCAATGGTAAATATGGTTTGCGTTCATTTTTACTATTCCGTTAACAAGCAAGTCAATTAATTTGTTGTTAAGTTCTATATAATCATCGTCTGAACCATACTCGCGTAAATATTTATCAATGGATACTCCTCCATTTGGCATGTTTAGTGCGAAAATTTTATCGAGCGATTCTGGGTCATTTATATTTTGTTTGGTAACGTATTCCCTTGTCAGTGCGTTGCATCTTTCATCAAACTCTTCTAAATCCTTTTTTGATAATTTACCAGGAGTGCACAAACTAAAATCATCCACCATAAAATAATTTTTGTAATTTTTAATGTGCTTTATACGTCGCAATATTTTTTGACTAAATTCGTATTCGTCCTTTGCGTCTTTCCGCATCATTAGCTTAGTAATTTTGTGTTTACTTCTCGTCTTTTTGGAATGGCACCTCAACGCGGGATGAAACACACAACCATAGGAGCCAGAAGCGATAACCCGGCCTCCTTTTCTTCGACGGGTTTGTTTATTTTTGGAACGTTTGCGCATATTATTTTGTTTTTAAGATAACTTGTATATTTATACTATATATCTACATTAGATTTTCTCTTTATTTGTCATACAAATAATAAATAGAACTAACCCCGACCAAGACTAAACTACAATAGATAACTTTCTCTCTAATCCTGTAATAGTCAACCATTTTCTCGTTGGTTGATTTGTATTCATTGTAGTATCTTATTGAAAAATCACTCAACGAGATTGTTTCTTTTTCTAGTTTTTTGTTAATTTTATTATGAATAAACCACATCCACCGGATAAAAGACTCCCGATTATCCAAATATGGCTGGACGGGATACTCGTTAATAAGTGATTTAAAGTCGGTTGCCATTTGCTCGACAGGAATAAAAGTGGAAATATTCTGAACAAACTCGTAGTAGATTCTTTTAGTAACTGCGTTTGGGTGATTTGGATAAGTCATCGCGATGGTATGTAAGAAAAACCAATAATGAGGACCCCAGACTTTTGGGTCAAGCGATAACGACATTTTTATATGTTTTTATTTTTATACTTTATACTTTTAAGAGAACACAATAATTAACTGTTTTTGCGGTAATAATTTAAATATTAAAATAAATAATTATTAAATATATAATAAAAGTAAAATGTCACATAACATTGCGAAAATTATTTACATCAATCTGGAACGTCGTTTAGATCGCTTACATGAAATCACGGAAGAACTAACAACGTTTAGTTTGGAGGGAGAACGATTTAATGCGATTCCAAATTCCAACGGAATTGTTGGATGTGGATACTCTCATTTGGAAGTATTAAAATTAGCTAAACAACGGGGTTATAAAAATATTTTGATTTTAGAAGATGACTTTACATTCCTCATCCCCAAAGAAGAGTTTGAGAAAGAACTAACCATGTTATTTGAAAAAGAAATTCAGTTTGATGTTTGTATGCTCGCTTATAACCTAATGGAATCGGAAACAATCGTTCACACCCCATTTCTGAAACGGGTTTTGTCCGCACAAACTGCGTCTGCTTATATTGTCAATAGTACCTACTATGATACATTAATTAACTTGTACAATGTCGCCATACCTTTGCTGGAAAAAACGGGTCAACACTGGATATACGCAAATGACCAAATATGGAAACGGTTACAACGCAAAGACAATTGGGTATGTTTTACAACACGTATAGGTAAACAACGAGCCAGTTATTCTGATAATGGCCAGAGTTATGTCGATTATAATTGTTAAAATACTTATACAATATATTTTTCTTCTCTCTTTATTCAAACATAATAATTCAATTGATTTAAAATTATTATTTTAGTAATTATACAATAAAAAAAACAAATATGAATCTTAAACAAGACCAACCATCCTTGACCAACACAAAAAATACATGTAACAATTGTGGCAAATTAGGACATACGTTTCACTATTGTAAGACACCCATCACCAGTTATGGAGTCATTATTTTTCGCAAAAATAAAAAATTAAATAATGAGGTGGAATATCTCATGATTAATCGCAAAAATAGTTTCGGCTATATTGACATAGTTCGAGGAAAATATTCTTCCGGTAATATGGAGCACATTCAAAACATTGTGAATGAGATGTCGACGCATGAAAAAGAAAAAATCAAAACAGAACCATTTAAAGCCTTATGGAATGACATGTGGGGAGTTACGCCCAAGTCGCAATTTCAACACCGAAACGAAGAGTTTGTAGCAAACAAAAAGTTTGAATCCGTTCGGAATGGTATTCAAATGACCGAGAACGACGATTGTAAAACATACTCGTGGACGGATTTAATTGAAAGTAGTTCGAGTTCATGGTCTGAGCCTGAATGGGAGTTTCCTAAGGGCAGAAGAAACCACCAAGAAAAAGACATTGACTGTGCCATAAGAGAATTTGAAGAAGAAACCGGAATACCGTCTCGTGTAATTTCAGTCATTGAGAATGTGGTTCCATTTGAGGAAACTTTTATTGGAACCAATTTTAAATCTTATAAGCACAAGTATTATTTGGCTTATTTGAACGAGTGGGACGTTCCTATTGAAAATTATCAAAAAACAGAGGTTAGCAAGTTACAATGGAAAACGATTGGTCAATGTATTAGTTCAATACGACCTTATAATTTAGAAAAGAAAGAATTAATTACCAAAGTTAATAAAGCAATACAGGAATATAGTTTATATTCTCCTAGTATATAACTATATGAGGTCATCCCAAAGGTCAGAATCAAGTTCATCAGGCACTTCAACCAATTCTGAACGTAGTTTTCCCGACGCATATCAATCAGACCCCAACGGATATTACTCCGCCCCAAGACATCTTAATATAAAACAAAATTTATTGTCTGAGGATACACAGATAAGTAGTAGTGACGCCAGCAATCACTCTGATATTAGCAGAGATATTCTTGAAGCTCGTCCATTAAGCCCCAAGTTATTACCATCATCCACATCTACATTGGTACCATCCTCCACGTCTACAATGGTTTCGTCTTTTAGAGACGACAGTTATCCGGACGCACAAAGAAATCAAGGGTATGATTCATTCATTTCAATAGATGATAAGAACGCTGCCTACAGTAGTCGTAGTAGCGATTCAAGTGTACTCAGTCCTGATATCTTTGAGCGCAAAAGACGTCTTTCGCCCGAAGCAATTAAATGTAACGATAAAAAAGAACTCGCCAAGGAATATGATCCTTCGTGCGATTTGAATAATAACTCTTACCAGGACAAATGTAACCAATTTATACTTAAAAAAGAAATCATAGAGGAATCATGTTTTAAAGAAGAAACCCCAAACAACAAGATGTTTTCGGCTTATCCAAGTTTAAGTGACCCGGAATTCAATTTAAAACTTTCAAAAAAAAAAGAATTTAATGAAAATCAATACGACGGAGAGATTCAAAACATGTCGATTGAAGAACGCGCGGAATTTTTGTCCAACGCAGACTTTGAATTATCGCCGCATCAAGTATTTGTGAAGAACTTCTTGTCACCAGACACGCCGTACAATAGCTTACTGTTATTCCATGGTCTAGGAACTGGCAAAACATGCTCCGCCATAGGGGTAAGCGAAAACATAAGGGAATACTCAACTCAACAACACCCTGAAATTAAAATACTTATTGTGGCGTCTCCTACCGTCCTCGATAATTTCAAGTCTTCTTTGTTTGACGCGTCTAAAATAAAAAACGAAAACGGCTTATGGACATCCAATTCCTGTTTAGGAGACAAATTGTTGAAAGAAATAAATCCTTTACACACCAAAGGCCTTAGTAAAGCCCATGTTAAAACCGAGATTAACAAAATAATAGAAAAAAGCTACGAGTTCATTGGGTATAATGCGTTGGCCACCAAAATAAGTAATTTAATGACCCCAGAGGAGGTAGAGCAAATGACACCAGTGAACTATTTGAACATAATGCTAAGCGAAATGACCATAAAACGTTTCCGTGACGAGTTCAGCGGTAGGTTAATTATTATCGACGAAGTACATAATATAAATTCACTAGAGCCAACCACCACAAAAGAAGACGCTCGTGGGATTGAAGAAGATGGCGGTATTACCCAGTCAGAAAACGGAAAAATACTTGCCAATTACCTGGGATTGCTTGCCAGGGTGGATTTGAAAATGAAACTATTGTTTCTCTCTGCTACCCCAATGTATGATGATTACAAGGATATTATTGGAATTCTCAACATTATGAATGTAAATGACAAACGAAGCAGTATAACGGCGAGCGAAATTTTTAATCAATCCGGAAACTTGAAACCCGGTGGTAAAGAACTGTTGATTCGAAAGGCACGAGGGTATGTTTCGGTCGTGAAAGGAGAGAATCCATATACTTTTCCATATAGAATTTATCCAAAGGATTTTGACATATCCAAAACTTTCTCTCCAATCGATGGTCAAAAGTATCCAAATGTTTCGTGGGATGGTCGAGCCATTTCACCAGAAGAAAAGACGCCAATCACTCAATTGTATTTAAGTAAAATGGGAAGTTGTAATAAAGAAAAGGGAGAGAAATGTTTAATGTGCCAATCTTGCGTTTATACAGACATTTTTAAAAGTCTATCCGCGGCGGAACCCAACTTTAATTTAAATCGTGAGTTAATTGAAAAATTGTTGGAAGTATTAATTATTTCTTACCCTATGAGAGAAAACAATCTTTCTCATTTTGCGAGTACCTTCAACGGAAAAGACGCATTCAGTCGCATCATGAAATACGACCATATTCGACACCAGTTCCGATACAAAGAAAAATATAACGGATTCTTTAAGCCAACCCAAATTGGTCAATTTAGCTCAAAAATAAAAACGATATTGGACTTGATTGAGAAGTCGGAAGGAGTTATACTAATATATTCGGACAAGATTTTCTCGGGACTATTACCTATGGCATTGGCTCTCGAGGAAAGTGGGTTTTCTCGGTTCGAAAATAAAAATTTGTTATCTGGGGGTACCACTAAGAAAAGAACGCGTTCTAATTACATTATGATAACTGGAAATTCTATTTTGTCTCCGGATAACAAGAGAGAAATCCACGCAATTACGGATGTAAAAAACAAGGACGGCACCATTATTAAGGTGGTTTTAATTTCGGGCACGGGAGCAGAGGGGATTGATTTTAAATTCATTCGGCAAGTTGACATACTCGAACCTTATTTTAATCTGAATCGAGTTGAACAAGTAATCGGACGTGCGATACGTAATTTGGGACACAAGGATCTAGAGTTTAGCAAAAGAAATGTCCAAATATTTATGCACGCAACTATATTGGAAAACCCCGCGGTGGAATCCATTGACCTCTACGTTTATCGGATAGCAGAAGGTAAAGCAAAGAAACAGGGCATTGTAACTAGGTTACTAAAAGAAACCGCAGTAGATTGTGTTTTAAATCATTCACAGACGAACTTTAGTCAAGAAATTCTAAATATGAAATTAGATGAAAAAAGTACGGTGCGTCAAGTATTATCCACGGGAGAAGAATTGACGAATTTTAAAGTGGGTGAACCCTCCTACTCGGCATCTTGTGATTATATGGAAAAATGCTACTATGATTGTTCTGCTGGAATAAATAGCACGGATAAAATAACAGACTTGGATGAGGACACTTACAGTGAAAAATTTCTGAAAGTTAATTTTGATAAAATTATTAGCAAAATTAAGGCGATGATGAGAGAAGGGTTTTTCTATAAAAAACAAAAGATATTAGAGACACTGGACAAGTACCCACGAGCACAAATATTCGCCGCATTAACACTTCTCGTGGATGACCCGAGGGAACAAATATTGGACAAGTATAGCCGACCTGGACGTCTGGTTAACCTCGGGGACTATTACTTATTTCAACCGAACGAATTAAATAATCCTAGAATCTCTTTATTCGAGCGAAGCACGCCGGTGGACCAGAAATTCGAAATGTTGAATTTGGTTATTAAACCAAGTATTACTAGTCAGGAGAATAAGGCAAAAATGAAACATTCTGGTTTGTAAATATAATATATAAAATCATTATTTACACCTTTTATCATTTCAAACGCCCATTTTATTTTGGGTACACATCTTTTCTCATTTACACTATTGATGAATTTTATCTTTTCTGCTTAAAAGTAGAGGTTTTGTAGATATTTTCACACCAACTATTTTGATAATTATTATTACACCTTTTTACATTTACTGTGCTTCACCGAAATGCCGATTTTTTAAAAAATTGATTTAAATATATTAATGTATTAACAATAATATATTATCTAAAATGTCGCAAGAATATTGTGTTGAAATAAAAAAGAGTAAGAGACGTATGTGTATTGAACCAAATTGTAAAGCAAGTGCCATAAACAAAACCGACAAATGTAAAAAACATGGTGGCGGAAAATGTATTGAACCAAATTGTAAAGAGCATGCCATTGGCAAAACCTATAAATGTGTAGAGCACGCCAGTAGCGTAGCAAGATGTATTAAACCAGATTGTAAAGAACGTGCCATAGGCAAAACCGATTATTGTAGAATACACTTCCTTTTAAACTGATGAACAAAGTAAAGTTTTTATATATACATCTAGACAAAAATAGACCTAAACAATAAAATTCTTATAAAAGTATTACACAAATTATCAGAGACTATATTCGTTCCGCTTCTTCTATATTGTTGATATATATTATTGTATCGGTTATAAATGGATTTTCCATAAAATATACATTAAATAATGAATAATATTCAAGATACCAAAATGGATTATCACATCTAAAATTTAATGACATGCGCGGTATATCATCAAAAGTATATATACATTTTTCAGGTGGATAAATTTCTCCATATTTACTTAATTGTTTAAGATAACTTAAATACGTAGTAATACTGCCTTCATAATGAATTGCATGATTTGGTTTAGCTGAAAAAATATATCCACTAAAATATAAATTAAAAGGATGTTCTTGAATATTTTCGGTGATATCATTTATTGAAAAAAAACCCTGATCGTATTCTGTTTCTGAATTATATATCCGATTTTTATACTCGTCTGGTTCTATTTTTTTATAAAAATCTTGAATATTTATATGTTTTCCATTATAATAATCAATTCCATTTTGTAAATTAATGTCATTTGTATCAACATATATGACCAATGGTTTATTTTGAACATACTTAAATAATTCCAATAAATATTGTGTATGAATTCTATGATAATTTAATTCATCTAATTCTTTCCATAAAAATAACGAAGCCATAATATTTTTATATTAAAAAATGTCTTTATATTAAAATGTCTTTATATTATTACACACGTGCGTTTTACACATCTTTTCTCATTTACACTCTTGATGAATTTTATCTTTTCTACTTAAAAGTAGAGGTTTTGTAGATACTTTCACACCAACTATTTTATAATGGTCTTGACCATCTATTTTATCTACAGTTTCTTGATAGTCTCTATATTTTTTAAACCAATCACTCCAATCACCATATCTTGAATGATATAATCCCAAACTAATTGCTAATATATGAACAAATCGTCGCTCATAACTATTTTTACATAATATAATTTTTGTTTCATTACTATTTTTTATATTTAGTAATAAATCATAAAAGTAATCTTTCAGAACAATATTTTCATTCAAAAAACTAACTTCCTCATTAGACAATTCCATAATAAAATATTATAAGTGTATTATTTTTAAATATATATGATATCTATTTAATGGTGCTCTTAATAAAAATATAATATCTATTTAATGGTGCTCTTAATAAAAATATGATATCTTATTTTAAAATGGGCGTTTTAAATGAGAAAAGGTGTAAAAAACATTGACAAATATTTAAACAAAATATTTTTAAATGAAAGAGTCAGATTTAAAAGTAATTCCTTATACCGCGACATCCTTGTCCGTGGTGGGTAGATTTATTTTTATGTTTTTGTTGTATAAAAATAAAAGCACGAATAGTTTATCATTAACTTTTTGTATCTTGAGTATTATTTCCTCCTCTATGTGGATGTATTATAGCATTCAAGTCAATGATTTACCCATGATTTTAAGAAGCTCCATTGAAATTACATTGCTAACAATGTCTTGCGTCTACATTATCAGAAATAAGGCAATACACTATAGAAATAATGAAAATCAGGTGTTGCCTTCGTAAAATATTATATTTTGAGAAACTGGGGTTTTTAGTTGAAAAAATATAAAATATAAAATCATTATTTAAAAACATCGTATGAATTTAAATATATTCATTTAAAGGTTAATTAATCAAATTAAAATATATACACATATAATATGGACATAACCACTCACTCGGTTGGTTCGGAGTTTTCGACGGCGGTGTTGGAGAAAAATATTATACTACCAATGACCTCCGTCGGTAAGAATATTATTGAAATACTTATGAACGCAATTTCTTTCCAAATTGAGGGGAAATGTATTTCCGAAGGCTATGTTAAGCCAGGCTCTAGTAAGTTGATAAGTTACTCTGCCGGACTGATTGAACGAGGAAATAAAATATCCTTTCACGTGGTATTTAGCTGCGGGGTTTGTTATCCAATAATAAATAGTCAGATACAATGCAAAATTGTTAGCGTTACTAATTCTGGCATTCGTGCCGAAAGCGTGGACACCATCCCCACCTGTATGGTGATTTACATCTCTCGAGACTTGAACCCCAAAGAATTGAACGAAATGGAGTTTGTGGAGGGGAAAATTATTTCGGTCAAGGTCATCGGAAAAAGGTTTGAACTTAACGACGCATTTGTATCGGTGATCGCCAAGATTGATAGCTACAAACGCAAGAAACAAGTGCCACCTTCGTTTGACGAACTCTCACAACATGTTCATAAAAGAAATAAAGAATTTGAGTTTGCTTAGAAACAAAATTATTATATTTAACAAATTTTATTTAAAATACTTAAATAATATATTCATTTAAATACAATATAGTCAACTATTTTAAATAGAAAATAAAATTTCATGGAAAACTATATAATAGAAGATTTTTCGGTTAACAAACTAAACGAAGTTAGAAGCTCCATCGAAAAAATGAACAAGTTTAACCAAATTGAAGTACTTCGTATTTTAAAAAAACTAAGTACCACCGTGTTGAATGAAAACAACTATGGAATTCACATAAACCTCACCGAGCTGCCTGCCGAGGTTATTAAGGAATTAATAATATATATTAGCTATGTAAATACGCAAGAATCCACCTTGCATGAGTTTGAAAAGGAAAAAGAGGTCTGTAAAAATGTTTATTTTACAAAAGATAATAAAGATAACGGAACAAAAAGATAAAAAACAAACATGCTAACTACATTACAACCATTTATGCTTACTGCCAACATGCTACAACAAACCTTCTGCTCCTCCTCCATCAAACATAAAATAGAAAATGATAATTTGTCCAATGAAAAAACAAAATTATCATGTTCTGTGCCAACAACTCTAAGAAAAACATCTCCATTTTGCGTACCAACTATAACATTATCGGACAAATCAACGGTTGTTCCATTTCAAAAAGATACTTTATTTTGGTGTTTTTATATTATGAAACATGGTCAGGAAAACTATAACCTACTAGGAGAACACACCTTTGTTATAGAGAAAAAACTAAAGTTTCAATACGTCGAAGATTGTCGCCAACATTCAGACCATTTAAAGTCTAAAAAACTAATAAGCCTAAGCGAATTGGAAAATCAACTCGCAAATGATAATGTTATTCAAATTGGTACTTTTCTCTCTTTGTGTGTGTTGGAAAATCTAAATGTTATTTATTTTAACTCCACCACTTACTATGAAATAATATCGACCGAGAGCGGCGGAGTGACACATGTAATTGAAAAACAACCAACCCCACAGTCATCAAAGTATAAAAATTCAAAACCTATTAAGAGTTCGGTCTACGGATATGTAGGACTACTAAATGAACACTTAAAGACACATCGGCTTTCTTGCTATAAAATGGAGACCTTGGAAAAACCGCTAAAATGTATTTCATCCTATAAAGTAAAAGAAATCGAAGACATTTGTCACCTTTTTAAAATAAACATTTTTAACGAAGAAAATAAGGAATATAGTAATAATAAAAAAACAAAATCTGAGTTATTTCATTTTTTGCAAAAGCACCTAAAAATTATTAAATAAATATAATTAATTATAAAATAAAAAAAATCAACAACCCTTTCTTTTACACTATATATATATTATAATGAATTCATCCTTACCCATCAACCATCAACTAGAGGAGGTCAAACACCGATTTGAGCTACTAGTGAAAACTTATCACCAGGCGGTTATTAATCGAAAATCTCAGTCGGACAACTACGAACTAGAAGTTAAATTTGGCCAAGACAATAATAATTTCAGTGAAGGCAACAATAACAATAACAGTAATATCACAAACGTAAAAATCACTCATCACGACTACAATAACGTTATTAAAACCTTAAAGTCTCTTGGGTTCACTTACAACCTAACTGGTACCAAGGCGGGCGTGGATATTCTTCGCGTACAACATGTTCTGGACGAAAAACTTGATAGACAGGAAGAGTATGATCTAACTCCCACCAGGTCGACTAGACTGGAAATTACCGGCAACTATGATATTGAACAATACTGCTTAAAAAATACAATTAAAGTAGTGGAACCTCGTGTTAATTTAGTACGAAAAACAACCATAAGGTTAACCGCAAACGATAAAATAAACGGCGGGGAGGAAAAGATAATTGAACCCGTTGTGTTTCGAGACTTTAATTTTAAGACAAGTTTAAAATTAGAAAAACAAATGCATCGAGGTCAGGGGATTTATAAAGTGTTGGTGGAAAAATACGATGACTTGAACAAAACATTTCGATATCTGAACCGGGTTACTTTTGTTCATCCAAATTATCCGGTCAAAGTCGACGTTAGCATTGTCAAATCTTCTCCAGGAATTCATTTGAGACCTCAACGAACATTTAAATCGTTTCGAGACGCCGATTTACTCAGCCAACCAGAGACCTATGAGATTGAGATTGAATTGGATAACGACAAGACGGTATCACTCGAGACTTCCAACATTATTGCGTTATTAAGAAAGGTAATAAAATTTGTGTTGAGTGGACTTCAAGAAACTTCTTATCCAATTTCCTATTTGGAACAAAGAGAGGTACTTGTGGCCTATATGAAACTAATTCACGGAGACACATTTGACTTAACCACTACCAAGATTTCTAGTTATCAATTCATCGGATACAATTCAGTCACTTTACAATTAAAAAACGTAGTAGATGTTTTACCCAACAATACTACTATTAAGGCAACAAACATTCGTACAGACTATATAGTGACTGACAAGGCGGATGGGGAGAGGAGACTTTTATTTATTAATGAAATCGGAAAAGTATATATGATTACCACCAATATGAAAGTAATTTTCACTGGGGCCATTACCTTTGAAAAAACCGTGTTTCATTCTTTATTGGATGGCGAGTATTTAGTTACCTACAATACTTCCAATGCGAATTCTTTGCTATATGCCGCGTTTGATGTGTACTTTTGTAATAAAATGGACACTCGGGCCAGACCATTAGTTAACCTGGGGCAAACCACATCTAGAACCCCGGAGAATGAATCCAGATATCAGATTCTACAAAAACTAGTAAATGTCTTGAAGTTATGTCATATTTCTATGGAGAATCCTAAAAACCGGGCTCCTCCTGGGTTAGTCTCTCCCATCTCCGTCGAATACAAAATATATTACGGTATAAACAATGAAACCATCTTTAAAGCATGTGACCAATTGTGCCGGGCTAGAAGTAGCAGGTATAACACAGATGGATACATATTTACACCGGCGAGTCTCGGTGTCGGTCAAGACCCAGATTTATTATTATTATCGGAGGCATTTGTTCCTTTGAAAAATCGATTTACTTGGTTCAAATCCTTTAAATGGAAACCTCAAGAACAAACCACTATTGACTTTTTAGTAACAACCATAAAAGATTCGGCGCAGGCCGACATTGTCGAAACACTACTGGAAGGAGATATTGTTGTCAAATACAAAAAAGTAATCTTACGATGTACCTTTCCTAGGAAGAAGAGCGGGTCCATTAATTTTTGTGATGATATTGTAAATGGCAATTTATCAAAAATGAAAAAAGAAGAACTAGGAACCCCGATGCCCGCTCGTTTTTTCCCGTCTAATCCTTACGATGAAGATGCCGGTATCGCTTACATTCGATTACACGATGGATTAAACATGTCTACCATTGCGGAGGATTATTCGGAGATATTTTACGACAACATGATTATTGAATTTAAATATGTCACCGATGTTTTTGATAATACCCCATTTCACTGGGTTCCAACCAAAGTTAGACATGATAAGACGACTGAAATGTTACAAACAAAAAAGTATTTTGGAAACGCGTACCACGTGGCGAATTCTAATTGGGAATCAATTCACTTTCCAATCAAAGAAAGCATGTTAAGAGGAGAAGAAGAAGTTCCAACCACCATTCCAGATGAAGATACTTATTATAAGGCGACGGACGGAATAAACCTAACGGCGGGACTTAAGTATTTTCATAACGAAATCAAAAGAAAATTAATCGCTTCTGCGGCGAAACAATTTAAGGATCCTTGTCTTATTGACCTTGCGGTTGGAAAGGGTGGGGATTTACATAAGTGGTCTGCTACAGACATTAAATTTGTATTGGGGATTGACTTATCCGCCGACAACTTAGAGAACCCTTACGATGGGGCTTGTTCACGTTACGTTAAACTTTGTCAGGACCAAGAAAGGAATCCACGTTTTAAACTAAAAGCAATGTTTGTGTACGGAGATTGCTCTAAAAAAATAAAACCAGAACACAATAACCCTAAATCATACGCCATGTTGGGAGAAAGGTCCAATCAAATCGTACAAGCCGTTTTTGGAATTGGGTCCAAAAAGGCAGAGGATATTGGCAAAGGGTTAGCCGAGGTATATGGACTAGGCGTTCAAGGATACGAAATATCCTCTTGTCAATTTGCTTTGCACTATTTCTTTGAGAGAAAAGAAAGCCTATTTGGATTCGTCACGAATTTAGCCGAGTGCACCAAGATTGGCGGTTATTTTATTGGTACCGCATACGATGGCAAAAAACTATTTCAAAGACTTGGGGATATATCGGAAGAAGAAAGCGTGACGCTAAAAGAAGGGGATAAATTAATATGGCAAGTCCAGAAAAAGTACAAACATAGCATTTTTCCAAACGATATTACTTCCTTGGGGTATAAGGTTACCGTGTTTCAAGAGTCTATTAACAATTACGTAGACGAGTATTTAATTAATTTTGATTATTTTGACAACATAATGGCTGTATTCGGATTCGTGAAATTGTCGGGGGATGACTTGTTGTCATTTAACAAGTCAAATGATTTTTCTTCTTCTTCTCTCCAATTTAACAGCAGTTTGGATACATTTGAAGAACTTTATGCTACCTACGGCGGAGAACGCATGTCACCAAATGAACAAAGTATTTCATTCTTAAACAGATGTTTTATTTATAAGAAAAATGTCACGGTAAATATTAAAACCGCGTTACAAAGCATTGAAGGTTACGAAGAGGAAGGTACTAACGCGGACATGTTATTATTACCAGGTAGTCACCTTACACCGGACAATAATAATGCGGTCGCTATTCTAGACTCTCCCATTAAAATTCAGGAGGTATTGACGTTAAGAAGCGACATTAGTAGTAGTGGTACAAGGGGAAAACGCAAAACGGTTGGCGATCAAGCCAGTAATAATAATAATAGTAGTAGTCGGTCCAGTAAAAAAAAAACAATAGTCACGCTTAATTCCGCATCTGTCGCATTATAATTTTTTTTATTAAGGCTTAGAAATAAGACACTATATATATAATTATATATAACACTAACATAAAATAAAATGACTTATTTTCTATTACCTAAAAGCCACAGTTTATTTAATATCGTTCCAACGGTATCAAACAGTTTAACAACCGAATCATGTTGTTCCCATAGTTTAGGGTTATTATACGAAAAAATAAAAACACCGTTTGACCACTTTATAAAACATTCGCCAAACGCAAAAGCATATGAAAAACCACCACATTCCAAATCTGAATCTGAACTGTTTAACGATTTATTAGAAATTATAAGTACAACCAATCTTTTTGATTCCAAAGTGAATTTAAACGTACTCCATGTTGGGAAAAATTCCACCGATACTACCGATTGCTTACGAATGATAAGAGGATTACCCTCTACCTATGAAGTTGATTCATTTGATGTAGTGAACGATGAAGAACCTCTTAATGCTAACGATAACATTTTAAAATATGATTTCTTATGTATTGAGAGTGAAACAAGCCTTTCAATCAATGATGTACACATTAACTCTTATATTATAAATATGTTTAAGGGACTGATGGTACTTTTAAAATATCAAAAGGAAGGAGGCTCGTGTATTATAAAGATTTATCATACGGTTCACAAACCAATTATAGAATTCTTATATATACTGAGTTCTTTATTTAACAAAATATCGATTATTAAGCCAAAGACGAGCAACCCAACCTCTTGTGTTAAATATGTTGTTTGTAAGAATTTGTTGTCGACATTAAAAAATAAAGACTTTTACCTTGAGCAGTATTCAAAAATTGCCAACTTTATGGCTTTCATAAACAGTTTTTCCAAAAACGAGGTAGTACCTAACATAATTTCGTTGACTCCTCAATCTATTCCCTACTATTTTATAAATAGAATAGACGATATGAATGTGATAATAGGACAACAACAGCTAGAACATATGAATCAAACAATTAATAGTGGAAAACATTTGGGAATAGACATTACCAAAAAACAAAAATTAAATTCTTGGAACGAAAAAGGAAACTTTCATTACAACAATAAAGGAGTGGAGAATAAAGGTAATATATTTTTACAGGGGCCTCTTAAAAAAGAGGATATTAATAATGTGAATGGAAAAACTCCCAATGGTTTTTTATGTAATAAAAAATTATTGGTGGATAATAATGAGGTGGATGAACCTGTTTTTTACAAGGGAAAATCATTTACATTAGCGAATTCCGAGGAGACTGAGCATATGCGTTCGATGACCCAGGAGGTTGGGTTGGTTCACGATACAAATTATAAGACGGACTCAGATAACACGCCTTCTTGTTTTGATATCGTATAATGGGTGGATTTCCACATGGAGCTACCTTGCTTTTTAATATAAATGGGGTTACCGGATTCATTCCTGCGTTAAAACTAGCGGCGTTTGTCTGTATTGTATCCACATTTAGTTTTAAATTTCTTGTACTACTTGATACGCTCCCTTGTACCGCGAATTGTGGATTACTTGGTTTGTAAACAACTAATTTACACCCTACTGGGTTACTTGGGCCTGACAAGGGCACCCCATAATACGGATTCTCTACAAAGTCAACGAAAATCACAATTGCCTTTGTTTTGTATGGTTCTGGTATTAAATTTTTCAGGTAATTGAAAAGTTCGTTGATGGTAACTATATTGGCATCTTTTATTTCATTTACTAACTCGGGAGTTAATGCACCCTCAAGTAACATTATATTTAGCATTTTATTAATTAACGCGATTTCCGTAGCCTCATATATCTCTCCATTGGGATAACAATTCGCAAAATAGGTATTGGTTAATGCCAAAGGGCTGCCAGGTTTTACTGCTGGGTCATTAGTCATACGATTGGACTGAAAGTTAAAGGCCCTTTGTTGAAACGTTTGACAACGGTTTTCAAGGTACTGTGTGTGCGTAGTATAGTAATTTTTTTTTAATAAAGTACTCGCAGGTAACACTCGACGAAGTGCTTTTCTCTCTGCGTTACAACACCATTTTGCGTTTTCAGTATTCATCTCGGGATTTTCGGTTAAATACGGCTTGTTAGGATAATAGGTGGTCACTACGCCTATACCTTGACAAGTATCACAGTCCGATTTTAATCCATTGTCGACGGGCGTGTTTTGTTTTGTCACAACTCCGTTTGGATTGTCTATTAATTGACTAATTAAGGCTCCACCTGTACTCGATTTTACGAGCCTATTTAAATTGTAATTAATTAAAGATACTTCCATAAACTTTTCTGGATTATTTGGATCCTCGACGATTATTGGTGCCACTGGAATAACCGTTCCTTTTCTGTAGTGTTTAATTGGTCTTGGTAATCCAAACCCGGTTGGAAATACATTTCCCATATCATTGTTGGTAAGAGGTCGAATGTTACCGGCTGTTATGCCAATCGGATTTTTGTTCACCCCGCTACCTTTCCATGTTTTGTAGCCTCCTTGTGGAAGATGATTATTATATGATTTCATTCCTAATGGATAAAAAGCACTCGACATTTTTATTTATTCGTTTTTATATTATTCTGGAAGAAAATAAAACTAAATATATCTCACTATATATATAATAATACTTTCTTCTTCCATAATATATATATTTCATGTTTATTCTTATCCTTTTTTTAATCATTCTATTTGCGGTTATTATTAGTTGCCAATTATTTTTAGCACATATTGGGGTTACCGAGGGATTGGAAAACTACAAAGAATACGACACGAATGACCCTAATAGTGCGATGATTCTTGCTCAACAAAATGCCGGAAACATTGAGGTTTTAAGGGGAAATATGGATGGATTATCCGGGCTGAAACAAATTGTTACCGATATGAGTGGTAATATTACTAATTTACAAACTCAAGTCGATGGATTAGTTCAGGCACAACAGGACTACATTAGTCAAAGTGGAATCACCGAACCGCCCGTCATTACGGGAGCAGAAGACGAACCAGAACAAGAAGAGGAAGAAGGGGACGTGTAGTAAAATCAACCTGAAAAAGAATTTTGAGAAAAAAGGAAAAGAGAGAAGAATGGTATTTTATATATTTTAAGTATAGAATAAATAAAATATATATATATACATAGAGTAACAAAAACAATTATGTCTATTTTTCAAGATGTTTTAGCTGACGCAAAAGGAGTGGAAGAGAAACTATTGGGTCCATCGTACCCATATTATAAAAATGTAAGACTACCAGGTGATATTGGCATGTCAGATAAAGGCACCATTAAAGCACTAACTAAAAATATTGACGGGTTAATTAGTTATGTGGAGGTTTTAGTCACAGGTAAAAGCAAGGCATCGGCCAGTGGTGGTCCTATGGGCAACAAGTTTTTTTTACAAACCGGAGCCAAATGCATGGATACCGAAACACAAGAAAAAGTGGATAGATTTATTTATGTGAACAACATTCCTGATGGAAATATACCATTCTTATCAAGTGGACTGGGTGTTAACTTTTCGGAGTTTAAAGGATTAATTCCAGGGGTCATGAGTGACATGAATGTACTAAATCCATTTAATATTATGAGTTCCTTTCTCTCTGGGGCCACCCCAGATTGTCAAGAAATTACATTGGAAACCGTTGACGTGAATAATAACAAATCATCGGAGACACATTATGTTACCTTAGTCGACATTAAAAATATGAACGCATGTACCTTTAAAGACAAAAAAAATCCACAAACAGGTGAGAAGTGCAAGGAGACATTTGTTTCTGGGGAGAGTCCTCCTTTACCAGATGATCCGTATGCTCAATTGTACTTTGCCGGATTAAGCGCGTTGGGTATTTACATTTTATATAAATTATCCACTAAAACACGAGGAAGACACTAATTAACCCCTGTTTTTAATGATTTATTTTTGTTTTATAATATTTTATATAACAAAAAAACATAGAGACCTGAACAAAACGGTTGTTCTCTTAAAACTCATTTTATTTTTTGTAGTGACGTCTGCGGGTTCTTCGTCTTCGTCTTCTGCCTCCTCCTTGTGTGTATGGGCTAGCATAGGCCGCAACCCCAACTCCGTGACTCCCACCTTTGTGACATTTACGATGACGTCCTCCAACCGCGGTCGCATAAGTGGCAACCCCATGACTGTGACCACTACCACCTCGTTGAGAATGACGACGTCCTCCAACCGCGGTCGCATACGTGGCAACCCCTGGGTATTTAACACTTCCCGCATATCCTCCATGAAGGTATCGTCGTTTTTTTCTTCCAGCGGACTGTTCCACCGTTGGTTCCTCCACTTTTACCGTTGGTTCCGCTTTTATCGTTGGTTCCTCCACTTTTACCGTTGGTTCCTCCACTTTTACCGTTGGTTCCTCCACTTTTACCGTTGGTTCCACTACAGCTGTTTCCACTACCGCTGGTTTGCTTTCTGTTAAATCACCAAAAGTTTCTGTTAACGACTGCCACGTTGTCTTTGGTTCCACTGCTGCTGCTGGCTCTGCCGCTGGGGCTTCGTCTCCTCCTCCGCGACGCATCCTTTTTCTTCTCATAGTGTGTTTTGTTCGTGCCATATATTTATTGTCTTATATAAATATGCAATATAATATAATTCGGATTAATTTAAATTATTTTTTTTCCACAAAATGTTTAAAAACTTGAAAGCCTGCTAATGCTCCTAAAATTTCGGCAATGATATATGGCAATAAGTCGTTCTTCGCTAATTTGCCCGCATGGTAAAGACCAATCGCCACCGCAGGGTTAAACGCTCCCCCGGAAATAGGCCCGCCAAAGAAAACACCAATAGCTAAAGCAGCACCAATTAACGCAAAATTTCCAGTAGCAAAAATAATAAACATCAAAAACATTGTTCCTAAAAACTCGACTAAATATTTGTTCAACATGTTGGCAATTAAAATACTTATTATATATACTAATTCTAAAAAAATAATAAAAAACGGGAGTAAATTAAAAATACTCTTTCTTAATAAGTACTGCGTACGATAGACCCCCATCCACACGCACCACTATTTAAACTTGTGTTTTCAATGGCCCCTTTCTTCTTGGGTGCTACACATCCCCCTGAGCGGGCTCTTCTTAAAGAACTTCGGGTTCCACTTGGGTAATAATTTTTAGTGGAAATGGGAGCCTCATATGGTAACCCAACCTTGTAGGCGCTTTTTCCAACCGCCATGGCACGTCTTTTTTGGATATACAAAGAAGAATCCGTTGGGGGAATATAATTCGCATGACTTGTAGTAGGGGTTCTTTTTCCCGTGGAAAACGAATATAGACTACTTCCCGCAGAAACAATGGCTCTCTCTCTATTTATCGCTAAAGATTCAGAAGATTCGGCGGTTCTAAAATATTGGTGTCGAGAGTTTGTGTTTTGGTCCGCGTTGACCGGTTCCTGAGACGGATAAAACAAAGGCGGCGTTGGTCGAAGCCCGGTCAGCATACCATAACGGTGATACGGTATGATTCCTGGGTATTGATTTGTATTTAATGGTCCAGTAATAGGGGTGTTTACATAACTGTTATACGATACGGATCCTCGCGAAGTAGAAATACCATATGGGGTGCTCATTTAATATAAGGATTGATAAAAAAACACATTGGTCCATTTTAAAAAAGAGAGAAAAAAAAAGAATCAAATTATTTTTAGTAATTGTTCACTTGAATACACAAACAACCAACAATTTGTGGAAGCACACTTGTCAATAATCTTGGAAGACAACTTTCTCGGAAGAGAATTTGAAATACTTAAATTGGCTAAATTAAGCTTCTGTTCCAACAAATCTTTATTGTCATCGGTGATATTGTACTTGTCATAAACAACCCCTAATAGAGTCATAAACGTGTCCCGATTAATGTTTGGCTTGTTGGGTTTTGCGTTAGATGAAAAATGGTCAAAATACTTAATTTGCCAATTACTCACTACGGTTTCGATAATGTTTAGTTTCTCTCTAGTTGAATCCCTAAGATATAGTTCTGAAACAGGAATACTTTTGTTTAATGATTTGAATAATTCTATTTGTTCGCCTTCTCTTGCGTTAAACCGGACGTTTAGGAGCAAAAAACTATCGAATAACCATGATTTTGCGTCGTTGTTGTTACCGTAATCCGAGTATTCAATCAAATCTAACGGTTTACTGTTTTCTTCCTTAATAATCAACAGAGATTTGTAACGATGAATCCCATCCAAAATGTCAAAGCTTTGTTTTATGTTATTATAGCAAACATAAAACATGGTATCCATTGGTCGTTTTGTTTGACACACGTATTTCGCAATGTCATAACATCTTTTCACATCCGGGGGACGATTGTAACTGTAATTTGATATGGGAGCATTCAATAAATCACTCACCTTTATTTTAACAATCTTGTGAAAGTCATTATAAGAGAGAACGACCTCGGAGGAACGCATACTCTGACTTATTATTTGTTCGGGAATGTTTGCCGGAATATAATCAGACCCAGAGTACGGGGACACTAAATTGTAGAAACTGTTCAAGTTAGATGCCATATATGTTTTTTAATAAATATAAACTACTTACACGTATTATTCTTAAGTTACTTTTTTGGCAAACCTTTTTTCCTAATATCTTCGTATCGCCTTGTAAGCAGACTGACCTGCGTGAGAATCGTCGCCCCCGTAGGTCAAATCGTTATAGTTCTTATTCACCGCCTTTTGCTTCAAATAGGTAGTGTAATTTGAGCTATCGTAAACGTACTTCACGTTACATGTTGCTGCGGGAATAGATGGGTCTAACTGGTAGGTGCTATACACTACGCCTGGGATACAAGATGAGCTTTGTGATCCGAAACGTTGACTTAAACCAAACATACCTGGTCTGCTTTGAGGAGTCTGACACGAGCCACCACAAGAATAATACTCGCGACTTAAGAGGTCTCCGGCGTTATTTACTGCTCGAAAAGGAGTGGTAATGGACTTTTTATTTGAACGTTTTAATTGACTAGGATAAGTGGTGTTCCACGCTTGCTTCAAGGTAAAACGAATGTGCTCAAATTCCGTATATTCCTTATCTACCTTAAGCGTTGTTTGAGGCATATAACCTCGGATAGCTCCACCCCGATTACCCGGGGCTCTTACAAATAAATTAAAGGTGCCGCCACTTCCGCCAATTGGGTTACTGTATCCGATAGACATTGTATATTATATATGTAATATAAAAATATAAAAATTGGCTAAACTTCTTTCTATGAAAAAAGTACTCTCTTTTAAAAATCATATATATTAAATATTAAATATCAGTCAACAGTCTAGGAGCAATATTCATCGCATTTAATTCTTGAAATAATAATTTACACGAATAAGGTATCTCTACTCTAGCAAAGCTAACCCGATTTTCGCATGTTAAGCAGTGATGAATTCGCTCATTGTCGTTATACGCCGAAATCATCCCACACTCTTTACATACGTGTACCACATACTTGTCGGATACATCGTACATTCGTTCCCTAACAAACCGTGACCCTCCATGAGCCACCATACAGTCCCTAGAAAATCCCATATATAACAAAATAAATAGTGATTAATAAAATGATAGTGTAATAAAAGGTTGATTGGTACCTCTCCATTTCACCGAAACGTAGCCCGCCATCCCGTGACCGTCCTTCGGCTGGCTGACGCGTCAAATTTACCATCGGCCCAATAGAACGACTATGTGCCTTGTCGTTCACCATGTGTTTCAGACGTTGATAAAATACGGGTCCGATAAAGACACTACACTCCATTTGTTCGCCCGTTAACGCATTGTACATGATTTCGTTGCCATTCGATTCATACCCAAGTTTCTGAAGTTCGGTACAAATATCTTTCACTTGAAATTGACTAAAGGAAGTTCCATCTCCGAAAAGACCAAGTTCCACTAAAACTTTGCCCAAGATGGTCTCCTTAAGCTGCCCAATCGTCATACGGGAAGGAATCGCATGCGGATTAATGATAATATCCGGCCTTACTCCCGAAGAAGTAAATGGCATATCACTCTCTGGAATAATATTTCCAATAGTACCCTTTTGTCCGTGCCGACTTGATAATTTATCCCCAATTACCAACCGTCGGGTGGTTCTTAACCGAACCTTGACGAATTCATACCCGTCCCCGTTTCGATTAATGTAGTTCTTATCTACATAGGTCTCCTCTGTGGTACGATGAATTTTACTTTGGTCCTCGAATTTGATTAATTTGGTATGATCATTGCGACAATCCTTTATCGGCGTCTTCTTTGCAATAATAATGTCACGATTGTGAACAATCGTGTTTTCAGGTATTAACCCCTTACTGTTTACCTTGGAGTAATTACCCATTTTCATACCTTTGGTATTAGAAGCATCTGGCCTACACCGAATCTCCTCGTCCCCATTTATTTTTTGCTTATCCTCGTCTTTTTCGGTATGATAAACGGTCGCCATGAACAAACCGCGGTCAATTGAACCCTGATTGAAAAGCAACGAATCCTCCTGGTTATATCCAGTGTGGGTCATAATGGCAACAATAACGTTACAACCAGAAGGAATGTTGTTCAACTCAATCATATTCATAATTCGAGTATCAACCAGTGGCCTCGCCGGGTAGTTCAAAACATACGCGGTTTTATCCATTCGTCCCTCATAGTTTGTCACGTAAACGCCCATGGCTTGTTTGCCCTGAGCACATTGGTAACAATTTCGAGGAGCCTGGTTGTGCTCTGGAAACGGAATACATGACGCCAAAATGCCAAATATCGTACTGGGATGTATTTCGCAATGCGTGTACAAAAAACTTAAACTTTCTTTGGAAAACAAGTCACTTGGAGTTGTCGCAATCATGGACGCGTTTTGTTCTGCCGGGTCAATGTATTCGATAACGGATTCTTCCAAGTTCGTACTTGTTAATAAGTCTTCCCAAGTCACCTCACCCGTTTGTAATCTCGTAATAATAGATTTGGTAATGAGAATGTTTTTGTCTTTTACTCGTAACACCGGTCTTGATAACCGACCCCCGTCATTACATACTCGAATTTCTTTCATTTTGTAATCAAACACAATAGAAGTGTAGACATTGATTATTCCTTTGTATTTGTAATCCTTCAACATTAAAAATAACACATGAGGTTCCTCCGATATTCCGATCCAAGCACCATTGATAAAAATCTTCACCTTGTCAAATAAAGACTCCGGGGTCACTATAGGGGAATCAATCGAAATTATGTGTGGCATAACGTAAGCGTATAACGTAGAAGAATCGGAGGAAATGGTAATATGAGCCATGTAACTCAAGTTTTTAACGATACCAACCGAATGACCTTCGGGCGTTTCGGCGGGACATAAGTATCCCCAGGACGTGTTGTGTAACTTACGCGGAGGAATTAGTTTCCCACTTTTATCGGTTGGGGTTGAAATACGTCTCGCGTGACTTAAACTAGACGCATAAGTTAACCGACTCAACACCTGAGCAACTCCAACCTTGTTGTTGTTAATGTGTTTAATACCAAAATCCCCAGTTGCCAGGGCTCGTTTTAACCCATTCTCAATCGTAGATGACTTGATAATTTTGTAAATATTGGTTAAATTAATAATGCCATCATAGTCATCGGTTGATTTCCATGAGCCGTTATTAATTTCCTTAATGACTTGTTTTTCCATGTCCTTTACTACCTTGTTGAAATAATTACGAAATAAGTTATTCAACAAGGGACCCGTCAAGTCGACTCGTTTGTTCGCATACGAATCTCGGTCGTCTGGACCCGTTATGCCAATGGAAGCCATGAGCAATTTGTTCGTCATATAACCTAAAAAAAAGATTTTTTGGGTTACACTGTTACAGTGCGGAAAAAGGTCATTGCTTAAGATTTCCATCGTAAATTCTAGTTTTTTTCGAATGCCGGTCTCTTTGTCCATATTAATGGGCGTATACATGGCAAACCCAGTAACATACTTGATACATTCGGCCTGAGTCAGGTATTTGTTCGCCTCCATAATAGATGCTTGTAACAAATTGACATAATCGATTTCGTTGGTATCTTGAGTGGACACTTCGTTTTTAAAATGTAACAAAATACGTTCACAAATGTCCTTGTCGGAAATTATACCAATCGCACGAAACACGATGAACAACGGAACTGGCTGCTTTATTCGTGGTAACTGGATGTAAATCGCATAACCAAACCCACTATTCTTAGAACCAAGCATCAGATTTATTTGTTTCGGCGAAATACATTTGTAATCGGGAACAGATTTAATCTCCGCGATCCAACTATACTTTGTCTGATTCTTCGATACATTAAAACATTGGACCTTGTTCTCTGCGGCCCTTTCTTGACCCAATACGGTTTTTTCTGACCCGTTGATGATAAAATATCCACCCGTGTCGTACTTACATTCGCCTGTTTGAGTGCTCTCTACATGAGTGTACTGACTTAAAAGACAAATGTTGGACTTTAACATGATAGGTAATTTTCCAATGTGAATTTTGCTCAGGGTCTTGTGAAAGGTTTGCGTGTTTTCTAGTTCTTCGCCTGAACGAACTACATACTTTACATTGACATCGACCGTCATTGCAGCCGCATAAGTAAAGTTTCTTAGTCTTGCCTCATGAGGAAACATTAACTTTATCGCTCCATTGTTCTCGTGAATCTGTGGTCGATAAATCCCAAAATCCAAAAAGGTTACATAAATTTCTAATGCGTATTTTCCCAAATTGGGGACGTAATCTTGTTCGGAAACAATGCGAACAGGATTAAACATTTCAATGGTTCGGGTTATTTGGTACTCTACGAAATTGTTATATGATTCTAGTTGATGCCTAACTAAGCGCTCCAGATGATGACCCTTGAAGTACGACTCAATAATGTGAAAAGGGGTTTCAATGTATTGGTCATTCCGCGGGTGAAAAGGTGCGTCGTCCTTGAACTTGGGTTCATCTTCCTCGGTTTCTTCCATTTTATCGAAAAACATCTTTTATCAATTTTTGAAATTATGATATTTCGAGTGACTTGTTACAAATAATGATTGTTTTTAAATTATTTTCTGAAATGGTTTATTTATTAAAAAACGAAATGTAAAAATAATAGGGAGTTTGATTTATTAAAGAAGAGAGAAACGAAAAGCCATCAAAGAATGAAATTCAAACACTTAATGGCTACGTTTCTGTTTCTCTCTACTTTTGTTAGGAATAAGAATTACTAATAAGATTCTTAAGAGCTCTTTACCAAAATAAATTTTCTAGCTTAAATATATGGAAAATATAAAGATTGACTTCGGTAAAATTGTTCAAATCCTTCAAGAAAACCAAGAAAATTTAAGAACCTTGAATCATGCGGTTCAAAAAGACGAGTGTGTGACAAATGAAGGGATTATTCCTCTCGCAAATTCGGTTTTTGGGGAATTGAAAAACGTATATAAAAATGTGATTGACACTTCTTTTGAAGAAGAAGAAACAAACGTTCAATCTGGTGGATTCGGAGGGCCTTTATTACTTGTACTTTTATTTATTGTAGGTGGTTTTTCACAAATATATGAAACGCGCGAAAATATAATTAAAGGATTACAACAAATAAGTTGTTTAGACAGTAAACGCGGACATCTAACAAATTATAATGGAAATTGTGCTGTTAATTCCGGATTAGTTGCTGGTTTATATAGCACCGAAGTATTTGTGGAAACATTGAATGAAGGTTTATTGAGGTATCAAAATGGAACTAGTGCTGGTATAAGTCCGTATGAGGATTTAGAATATTTAGTCGATTTAGCCAGATTTTCTCGCCCAAAACCTAACGAGGATTCAGAATGGTATGCCCTCGATACAATAACCAAAACAGATTCAATAATAACGTGGATTACTGATAGTATGATGTCACAAATGCCATCCTTATCATTATATAATTTAGGCTTGTCTGACGAAGATACTGTAATCGAAGGAAACGCTTTTTTTAGAGGAACCCTAAGTTTTGGAGTTGACCATATTCAGCAAGGTAAGAGGCATTCCGTCGCATTAATTGGTAAAGGGATATATAATGAAGACGATTTATTGACAGGTGTATCATTATCCATTGTAGATGCGCAACACCATGTAATTCCTTATGTTGGGATTAAAGCGCCATTTGTTTTTGAAGATTCTACAAACCCTGCGATAGGTATTAGTGATACGACTATTATTTCTACAATGTCTGTAAGAGAATACATAAATAAATGTGTGGATCTGGATTCTAAAATAATGGTTGTTTTTCCACATATTGAAACGACCGGTCAAACACAACCGTTCGCTTCATTTGGTGATACGCATAAAGAAATTGTCAAAAAAACAATTCCTGACACAGTAGCCAATATGAACCATGATTCCATTACCCTAGTGGCAAAACGGGTTTTTCATGGTATTGGAGGTTTTTTAAGAGTACCTCAATATTTGTTGGATACTTTTATTGGGTCTCTTGAAAAAAGATGTCAATTGCCTAAACCACGTAAATACGTTGATACAACTGATACAACTGTAAATGGCACAGAAACATGGAAAGAAGGGAATTTACTAGTAGGCGGCAAAATAAAACCATTAAAAGAATTTAAAAACAAAAGAAACAAAACACGCAATAGAAACAAAACACGCAATAGAAACAAAACACGCAATAGAAACAAAACACGCAATAGAAACAAAACACGCAATAGAAACAAAACACGCAAAACACGCAAAACAATTTTACTTTGGAAAAAGGATTACTATTAAGATTCTTAAAACTATTCTTTGGACCTTTTCAAATTATAAAATTAGAGAGAAACCAAAAGCTAGAGATGAAATTCAAATACTTATTCCAACGGCTACGTTTCTGTTTCTCTCTTCTTTTGTTTAAGAAAAAGGATTACCATTAAGATTCTTAAAACAATTCTTTGGACCTTTTCAAATTATAAAATTAGAGAGAAACGAAAAGAATCGGATAAAATTCAAATACTTATTCCAACGGCTACGTTTCTGTTTCTCTCTTCTTTTGTTTAAGAAAAAGGATTATCAAAATAAGAATCTTATTTTGATATTCCAATATGCTTTTCAATTTATAAAAGAAGAGAGAAATCTAAAGAATCCTAAGAATTCAAATCATTAATTGGTAAATCACCTAGATATGTTTTTCTTTTGGTATTATCCGACATTTTTTTAAACAGATAAAAACTTATAAAATATAATTTAAATGTATTTATATTTAAAACAAATATAATAAAATGCAACGATGGCACCATGGTAATTTTGCTAATTCGATGTACGAACAAGTAACAGGAATTCCTATGTATAAAGGGAAACAACCAACTATTGATGAGACATATTATAATGCAATTGTAAAAGATATCATACACAATAGGACAGAACAAATAATTGGAGGAGCTAATTATATTAGAATTTGTATGATGATATTCTACGGATATAATCCTGCAATGTTTATGAAGAATCCTAATTGGTATGAACAAGCATTAATGAATCTTCCAGCATTCATTGATAGGGATTGTATTGAGACGACAGCTCAAGATAACGCTAAAGAACGGTTGGAAACAATAGAACGGTGTTACAATGAGTTATTTTCTGAACCTGTTAGGAATAAAATAAAGAAATAAATAAATAAAGAAATAAAGAAATAAAGAAATAAAGAAATAAAGAAATAAAGAAATAAAGAAATAAAGAAATAAAGAAATAAAGAAATAAAGAAATAAAAAAAT